CAGGATATGGCTACAGTTCACGCTCACAGTTACATTCACGCAGGATTTTCGTATCGGCGAGGAGGATATTGTTCTCGCTTCCGAGGACGGCATTGTGGTGTTCACAGAGGACGGCACATACGCTATCGAGTTGCGTCCTGATAAATATCTCATTCCGTCTGTCCGTCTTGTCAATGACCGTATGACTATTCGCCTGACAGGTAACGGAGGTATAAGGTTCAACAATTAGCAGATAAGAATATGAAGAAAATCAAGATTTCAGAACTACCGTTATACAGCACCCTGAAAGGGCTGTTTACTATCGGTACGGACGCTAACAACAACAGCGTCAAAGTGTCCTTGGAGTTCGTCGAACAGGAAACCACACAGGCTGTCAGCAAGGCGAACGCAGCAACGGCGGCGGCTAACAATGCAGCTTCGGCGGCTACGACAGCCAAGAACAATGCCGTAACGGCAACTAACAACGCTGTCGATGCAACAAACAAGGCTAAAACTGCAACGACGGCTGCGGAAACGGCAACAAAGAACGCCGACGACGCAACAGGTAAGGCAAAGACGGCAACCTCAAATGCGGACTCCGCAACGGCGAAAGCAATCACAGCGACGACCAATGCCGACAAGGCTACACAGGAGGCAAAGGAAGTCACAGCGGAAGCCGAGGAGGCAACGGCGGCGGCTAACAATGCCACAGCGGAAATCCTTGCCGCTTTCGGCGGTATTGTGCCGTTCACGTTGGAGGTTGAGTGTATGGAACGTATAACATTAGGCAACCTCTCTCCGAAGCCGATTAACGTTGTTCTCACGCCCGCAGGAACGCTGAAAAATGTAATCTTCCTATGTGATAACAAAGCGGTAACGGTCGCCCCTGACGGGCGTATTCAGGTTGTGGCAAAGGGCAGAAGCACGGTACACGTCATTCCGACGATGAACACGGCTCTCGCCAAGACGCTGCAGATTGAGGTTACAGCTCCGTCGCTCCGTATGGTAAACACCCGTAAGCAGCTACGTTTCACACAGGGCGGAGCGTTACGATTGAATTAAAATCATTGTTCAACCATTAAAACTTTTAGATTATGGCTTTTACAGAAGCACAAGAAGCTATCCTCGAACAGATCATCGAGGCGTTTCAGAACGGTAAGCGTTTGAGCGACTTACCCGAAGTAGAGGGAACTAACCCTTACAACCTGTTTTGCGAAGTTCTCGACGAGGACGGAGAAAGTAAGAAAGCGGCTCTCGCAAGCCTCCTCCCCTATTTGGAGGACGATTGTTCATACGGTGTCGAGTTTGACGTTACGGTATCATCGCCGACCTGTACCCGTATCGGCAACACCAACCTGCACAAGAGCCTACCCGTACACAGTCGTATGAAAGGCTGTCTGCTTGACGACGACGGCAATGTAGTGGAATACCTGAACCCTAACGATTGGACGGGCAATGTCCTTGACGGTTCACGAGGACAGGTTATGGTCGAAATCCCTGCCCATTTCCGCAAGTTTGAAACCGACGGTAACAAACGTCGTGTGCGTATCAGCGAACTGCCTCTTGCGGGTTATCACGCCGTACCAAGGTGTTATGTATCAGCTTACGAGGCAACCGTTCAGCGTTCAACCTCAAAGCTCGCCTCCGTGAAGAACACTTCGGTCGATTATCGAGGTGGCGGCAACAACACAGAATGGGACGGCACATACAGAAGTATGCTCGGTATGCCCGCAACAGGTATCAGCCGCACGAACTTCCGTAAGTACGCCCGTAACCGTAAGACCACCTCGACCGAGTGGAACTGTATGACGTATGACGTACAGAAAACCCTCTATTGGCTGTTCGTGACAGAATACGCCACACTCAATACACAGGCGGCGTACAACCCTGTTTTGACCTCCGAGGGCTTGCGTCAGGGCGGTTTGGGTTCAGGCGTAACGAACCTGAACGGTACACTGTGGAGTACATTCAACGGCTACAATCCTGTTATCCCTTGCGGAACAACCGACAGCCTCGGTAACAACACAGGCGAGGTCATATACACAATGCCGACCGAGTATGATTCAAACAACACTATTGAGGTACAGGTTCCTCGATACAGAGGTGTTGAAAATCCGTTCGGGCATATTTGGCAGTGGACTGACGGTATCAATGTCCGTATCAGCCCGACATCAGCCAACGGCGGCGACGATTTGAGCAAGGTGTTCGTATGCAGCGACCCGTCAAAGTTCACAGACAGCAGCTACACAGGTTACAGCCACGTCGGCAATGAAGCCCGTGCAGAGGGTTACGTGAAACAGGTTATCTTCGGAGAGTATGGCGAGATTATGCCGTCTGAAATTGGGGGCGGTTCTACTACCTACCATTGTGACTATCACTATACCAACATCCCGACCTCTGAAACCCTCCGTGGTGTCCTGTTCGGCGGTAATGCGTATTACGGTGCGAATGCGGGCTTCGCCTATGCGAACTCGGCTTACGTGCCCTCGTATGCGAATGCGGGCATCGGCTCTCGCCTTTGCTTTTTGCCTCGATAACCCGTCCCCACGAGTACACGTCTAACCATTTAACTGTATAAGGATATGGAAACGATTATTGACGACGGCTCTTTGGAATGCCTGAAAATTCCTCGTGATGAGAACAACCGCAGTTTCAACTGTGATGAAACGACGCAGAGCAAGCTCGTGAACACAACCTTTTGGGTAGTGGATTTCATCGAGGACGTTCCGACGAAGTTCAGCAAGGCAAAGGGGAACAAAGGTCAGACGCTTGTCAAAATCAAGCCTGAAAAGGACAGCCCCGACAGTGCTGCGAAAAAGTTCTTCACGGGTTCGGCTGACATTCTCTACATCTTGCAGAAGATTAAGGAACTGAATAAATTCCCGAGGAGAGTAACATTACGAGGAAACGGTAACAGATACTATTTCGAGTGAAAAATAACAGGTTGGTCGTTCTTGTGGTGTCCTGTTCGGCGGTAATGCGAATAACGGTGCGAATGCAGGCTTCGCCTATGCGAACTCGAATAACGTGCCCTCGAATACGAATGCGAACATCGGCTCTCACCTCTGATTTTCAAGCGGGCTGTCAAAGGCTCGAAGCAATATAAAGAATAAAAGAGCGACGACCTTACCTCTTGGTAAAAGATTTCTCAAATCAGAAAGGTGTTGGTAGAAATGCCTGTTGTATGGGCTATCGAAGACTCCGATTAAGAAAAGCAAAGCAATGAAGCGTATAGGAAATTTATACGAACAGATAATCTCCGTGGAGAACCTGCGTCGAGCTGATGAAAAGGCTCGACGTGGGAAGCTCCGCACATACGGGGTTCGTCATCACGATAAGAACCGTGAAGCGAATATCATTGCCCTACACGAGGCGTTGCGTACAAAGACGTTCAAGACCTCGGAATATGACAGGTTTACGGTATTTGAGCCGAAAGAAAGGCTGATTTTCCGCCTCCCGTATTATCCCGACAGAATTGTTCATCACGCCGTAATGAATGTCCTTGAACCAATATGGAGCAAGGTGTTCACGCACAATACGTATTCGTGTATCAAGAAACGTGGCATTGAGGGCTGTGCCCGACAGGTGGATAAGATAATCAAAAAGTACAAGGGTAAGCCCCTGTATTGCCTGAAAATCGACATCAAGAAGTTCTACCCCTCAATCAACCACGATGTACTGAAACGGGTTGTCCGAAAGAAAATCAAGGATAAAGACCTGCTGTGGCTGTTGGACGAGATAATCGACAGTGCGGAGGGCTTACCTATCGGAAATTACCTGTCACAGTTCTTGGCAAATCTTTTTCTTGCCTACTTTATGCACTTCGTGAACGAGGTTCTGAAACTCGAAGCAACGGAGTATGCCGACGACATCTGTTTCTTTAGCGACAGCAAAGAGAAGCTGCACGAAGCATTCAAGGAGATTAGCCGTTATTTGGCTGATTTGGACTTGAAAGTGAAAAGCAATTATCAGGTGTTCCCAATCGCAAAGAACCGCTACGACAAAAGCGGACGTGCCCTTGATTATGTCGGCTACAAGTTCTACCGTGAACAGAAACTCATCAGGAAAAGTATCAAGAAGAATTTCTGCCGCCACGTTGCCCGCCTGAACAAACGCAACCCGCCGCTCCCGTCAAAGGAGTACAAACAGGGTATTTGCTCTTGGCTCGGTTGGGCGAAACACAGTAACAGTAAGCATTTGTTGAAATCAATCATTAAAAAAGAGTATTATGCAAGCATTTTATGACCACAAGCCCTCTGTATTGGAGGCAGTAGGAAACGGTAGCTACAAATACCGTTGGGACATCGTAGAAATGGAACAGCCCGCACACGAGGAGGGCGGCGAGCCAACCACACAGTGGAAATGTCAGGAAGTGACCGTATGGGCACCCGTGACCTCAAACAAGATTACCGAAGCTGTAATCAGTGAGCTGTGGGACAGCAACTACGAACAGAAGTTGGTAAACGAGTACAACGCCGCACAGTTGGGTGTTTACGACGAGGAAACAGCCGCCGCAAAGGTAGCCGCCTACAAAGCGTTCCTCACAGAGCGTAACGCAGTCAAAACACAGGTGGACGCTGACTGTGCCGAATTGGGTATCAACTAACATCAGGTATCGAGCCTCCCCCGTTGTGTGGGGAGGTTTTCGGTACAGAGTACTAACAATCAAAAACAGGAGGTAAAATGACAATATACGACAGTGAGGGACGCAAGGTTCTTGACGTGACAGTTGATGATAACAGCTACCGAAACAGGGTTATAATGGGCGACCATAATATCACGCTTCATTACAGCCTTGCCGAGCACGTAGAAATACCTGTCGGGGCTTATTGCAACTTCGAGAATGTGCGGTACACCCTTATGCGTCCCGAGAGCTTCAAGATGAAGCACAGCCGCAATTTCGAGTACACCGTCATTATGGAATCCGCCGAGGCGAAAGCCAAGATATGGAAGTTCCGTAACACGGTGGACGGTAGGCTGAAATTCTCCCTGACAGCAAAGCCGAAAGAGCATTTGCAGATGTTCGTCGATAATATGAACCGTCGTGACAGCGGTTGGACTGTCGGCGAGTGTATCGACGGAGCGGAAGTCCTTATCAGCTATGATCACGCTTTTTGCTATGAGGCAATCGCCCAAATGGCTGCGGAGCTGAAAACCGAATTTGAGTTCAACGGCAAGGTGGCTTCGCTTCGCAAGATAGAGTATAACAAGAACAGCCCTCTCGCCCTTTCATACGGGCGTGGCAACGGCTTCAAGCCGAACGTCGGGCGAGGTAATTATGGCGACAATGTGCCCGTCGAAATCCTGTTTATACAGGGCGGCGTGGAGAACATCGACCGAAGCAAGTACGGAAACAACGAACTGCTCCTGCCGAAGCTCCAACAAATAGCCTATGACGGTAAGTATTTCGAGGACGAGGGAGATTTCAACGCCTCGAACGCCCGAACATACATCACAGATGATTTGGGCTTGTCTATCCGTCGAGCAGACAAACAGCTGACAAGCCTTGCGGAAGACAGCCTCGACTGCTCGGAGATTTATCCGAAGCGTGTCGGCACTATCTCAAAGGTGGTTGTCGTTGATGAGAAAGAAAGCTTCTATGACATCGTAGATAGCAGCATACCCTCGACTCTGAATTATGAGGACTACCTGATAGCGGGCGAAACTATGACCGTGAAGTTCCAATCAGGTATGCTTGCGGGCAAGGAGTTCGAGGTAAAGTACATTCACGAGGCAAAGAACGTCGGTACAAGCAAGGAACAGGCGGCACGTCGTTTTGAAATCGTGCCACAGGAGATTGACGGGCAGACAATGCCGAACGCCGTATTTGCCCCGAAAGCGGGCGACACGTACGCCGTGTTCAACTGTATGCTCCCCGACGCATATATCTGTGACAATGCAACGAAATCGGGTGCTTCGTGGGATATGTTCCGTGCGGGCGTGAAATACCTGTTTGACAACGAGGAAGTGAAGTTTTCGTTCACAGGGGAACTCGACGGCATTTGGTCGAAAAAGGATTGGGTAAACATCGGCGGGAAAATCAAGCTCGGTGGGTATATCAAGTTCAGCGATGAACGCTTCCAAAAAGAGGGTGTCCTTGTGCGTATCACAGGTATAAAGGACTACATCAACAAGCCGCACAGCCCTGTATTGACGCTTTCCAATTCAACCGTGACAAGCGGTTTTTCGACTACGCTCAAGGAGCTGCAGAGTGAGGAGGTGTTGGTCGAGGACTACCACCGTGACGCTATACAGTACACGAAACGACGCTTCCGTGACGCAAGGGAAACTATCTCGATGTTGGAGGAAGCACTGCTCGACAACTTCACGAACTCAATCAACCCGATTGCCGTTCAAACGATGTCAATGCTTGTCGGCGACGAGAGCTTGCAGTTCCGTTTCGTAAAGAGCCTGACGAACTTCACGCAAGTGGCGGACACAGTTGTTTGGGACGGAACGAACAAACAGCTCAAAATCGGAGCAAGTTTCATTCAGCACCTGACACTCGGGATAAAGGATATTTCTTCTTCCCACAGCGGATACAAGGTGTGGTCGCTTCCTGCTTTTACCTCCGCCATTATGACTGACGGAACAAAGAAATACTACCTGTATGCGAAATGCTCGACAGCCGACGAAACGGGCGAGTTTGTACTGTCTGAAACGGCAATCAAAATGCAAGCCGTGTCAGGCTATTATCATCTTCTCGTGGGTGTGCTGAACAGTGAGTACGACGAGGAACGTTCTTTCGCTTCACTGTACGGATTCACGGAAGTACTGCCAGGGCGTATAACCACAGACCGCATTGTATCGGGTTCGGGCACATCATATTTCGATATGCTCAATAATGCTATGAAACTCGGCAACGTGTTTGACTTCAACTCACAGGGCGACGGCAAGCTGCGTTTGCAGGGTACAATCGTGCAGAGCCAAAGCGGTGCGGAGGAATACTTGGGCTGTTATCGTGGAGTTTACAATGCCGCCTACACTTATTATCGGGGCGACGAGGTTACGTACACGGTTGCAGGACTGACATCGACATATCGTTACATCTATGCGACCCCCGCAAAAGGTGTAGCTCCGACAAGCTCTACATATTGGCAGATTATCGCTGCGGGTTCAAAGGGACAGGACGGAGCGGACGGAACGAGCGTTTCAATCAAAGGAACTTTGGCAAGCGAATCAGAACTGCCGAAGACAGGAACAGCGGGTGACGCTTACATCATCGGTGGCAACCTGTATGTTTGGAACGGCTCAAAATGGGAAAATGTCGGAAGTATCAAGGGCGAGAAAGGCGATAAGGGAGATACAGGCGACGACGGAGGCGACGGCAATTATACCGAACTCCGTTTTGCTGTGAATGGTTCTACTACATCAGCTCCGTCACTCTCTAAAACAGCTCTCAATCCGTCGGGTTGGACGACAACAGTTCCAAGCGTTGGTACGGCACAATACCTGTGGATGACGCTTGCCGTAAAGACGGGCGACGGTTCGGCTCTCGTTTCACAATGGAGTACGCCTATTCGTATGACACCTTACGACGGCAAGGACGGAGCGAACGGAAAAAGTCCTGTTATGGTGTTCAGGGGGCAGTACGACAGCGGTAAAACCTACTACGGAAACAGTAACCGCCTTGACTGTGTGAAGTATGGCGACACTTATTACATCGCACGAATTGACGCAGGGACATTCAACGGGAAAGCCCCAACGAACACTTCCTATTGGAACTCGTTCGGAGCGTCGTTTGAGAGTGTAGCCACAAACCTGTTATTGGCTGAAAACGCCAATATCGGAGATTGGTTCATTAGTGGCGGCAAGATTGTTTCGACGCTCGAGAACGGAAACAAAATCGAACTCGATGCAAAGAACCGTCGCATAAAGATTACTTCGGCTTCATCAGGCGGCGACTACTCGCAGGAATCGCTCGGCTCGAACATCACGCTCGACGCAAATAGCGGTACTATTGAGGCACGAGCAAATAGCGGATATAGTGCTGTTAGTTATATCTCTCCTACGGGGGTGTTTGCAAATCGAGCAGGAACGCAATGTGTAGCTGCTTCGTCGGGATATACACAGCGTGCAGCGTTGGTCGGATTGGGCTACGGTAACTTGAATAAGAGTGCTTGGAGTATGGGCGCAGATCAGGAAATGTTGGCGGGAGTGTACGGTAATGCTTCCAACAGCGGAACAGCCCCATATTATGGTGGTGCGTTCTATAACCTGAAAGCTTACGGTCTTGTGCTGAACGTTGAAACAATCGGAACAACGGTAACGTCAAAGTATATCTATGACAGCGATTCATTGGTGGTTAGTTTTGCAACAGGAACGTGCGTAACATATCTCCCTGCCGCAACCCGTGAGGGACAGATAGTGTTCCTCAAACAGATAAACGACGGAAAAATGCGTGTTTATCCTCGAAGCGGTCAGCATATTTACGACGATAACACGGAGAACGACTATTACGATGTCGGTGGCGGGCAGATGTTGATTGCCGTGTTCTGCAAGTGTGCGATAAACAATGTCACAACCGAGGTATGGTGGGTAAATCGTATAAAATGGTAAAACTATGGTAGAGTATGGATATATGGAGGGTCAATACCTCCACTCACGGTTCATCGAGCCGATAAACCGTATTTACACCGATAATGACGGTGTGCAGAGAGTTGAAGTTATCACAGTGGAACAACAGGTGTCGGAACTGTCCGAGGTGTGGAAGCCCGTTGATTTGATTTCAGAGGAACAAATGCAAAGCGATGAGGAAAACTACATCGTCGTCCCTGTTCCGTATGATGCGGGCGACCATATCGCTTACAGGTATGAAAAACGGTTCGACAGGCGAAAAATCAGGGACGAAATCGAAGCTCTTAAAACCGCTCTTTCCGACAGCGACTACAAGATAACCAAGTGTTACGAGGCTTCGCTGTTAGGACAGGAACTCCCCTATGATGTTGCGGCGTTGCACACGGAACGTCAGGCGTTGAGGGATAAAATCAACGAATTGGAGCCGCTGTTGAAATAAATCGCCTTTCAAAGTGATTATATTATAATCGGTTTGATTACCTTTGTACCGTAATTCAAACTGTATCACAATGAAAAAGGTAATCGCTTGGCTCAAAGAGAGCAACCGTATTAAGCATTTAGCGGGTGGTGTATTCATCGGTCTTTTGGCTAATGATTACAGCCACTCGCTATTTGGTTCTGTTATCGCTGCCACCTGTCTTGAATACAAGGACAGAGCTTACGGCGGCAAATGGGATTGGATAGATTACGGGCTGACCGTTCTCGGCTCGTTGTTCGGAACACTCATCAGGTACGTTCTTCGTGCCATAATCAACTAAATTGCATTATGGAAAACATACCTGACATCATCATAGCAATCGGGGGTGTTGTTTCTGCAATTGCTACACCTCTCGCTGCTTGGTTCGCCTACAATCAGTACACTAAAAACAAACTCACAGACCTCAAAATCGAGCAGTACAAGCAACAGGAGGAACGCAAAGGGAAACGCCGAGCCGACAACAGTTCTCTCGTTTACGGCGAACTGTGGAACGTACTCCACGAGCTTGACGCTGACCGTGTGTATATCGTCCAACCTCACCCGCTCGGTAATGAAAGTATGTTGAGCGTTTATTTTGAGGTGAAGCGAAAGGGCATTGAGGGGATGAAACCCCATATCCAAAGCCTCCCGATTGCTGACGTTGCAAAATTCAGCAGCGACCTCGTCCGCAACCTGTTTATGTATATCTCTGACATCGACAAACAGGTAGAGGACAAATACGCAAAATCCATCTTTTCAAGTTGCGGTTGCGAGGCGGCTATTGTAAAACGCCTGAATGACAATACTCACGATTGGGTGGGTTCTATTTTCTGTGAGTTTACACACCCGATGACAGTATCGGAGGAGGAAGCTCGCAACATTATGCACACAGCAGCGATGAACATTCAATACCTTTTACCTGAATACAAATAGCGTATGAAAATTTTATTGGATAACGGACACGGACAGGAAACCGCAGGGAAGCGAAGCCCTGACGGTTCTTTTCGTGAGTATGCGTGGGCGAGAGAAATAGCCCGACGTATTGAAACAGAGTTGAAGAACAGGGGTTACGACGTGCAGCGTATCGTTCCCGAGGAACAGGACATCGCACTGTCGGAGCGTTCCCGTCGAGTGAATGAGATTTGCGGACGATATGGTAAGGATAATGTCATTCTCGTATCAGTACACGTCAATGCGGCGGGCTGTGGAGAATGGAAGTCCGCCCGTGGTTGGTCAGCCTATACAAGTGTCGGAACGACAAAATCAGACAGACTTGCCAACTGCTTGTATTTTACCGCAGCGGAAGCTCTGCCGTTGGGAACAAAGTTCCGTAAAGACACCTCGGACGGTGACGCTGATTGGGAGGAGAACTTTTGGATATTGAAAAAGACATCTTGCCCCGCTGTTCTGACCGAGAACCTGTTTATGGATAACAAGGAGGATTTGGCTATTCTGATTTCCGAGGAGGGGAAAGAGGCTATCGTCAAAGCTCACGTCGAGGGGATAATTATGTATCTGAAACAATGCGTATGAAAGAGCTAACCAAATTCCTTGTTTACGCCCTTGTAGGCGTTTTGCTGTGCTTGAACGTATATCAATGCCACAGGGGGCAACAATCGCCGTCATTGGGTGTTTATACCGACACCCTGACGGTGTACGACACAATACCTTATTATAAGCCCGTGCCACGTGACAGTGTTGTGTTGCGGTTTATAACAGAGAAACTTCCTGCAAGCGAACCAAAAATGCCTGAAACCGTTCCAAACTTGCAGGATAGTGTACAAAATTTCGGTAAAACTGTTCCCGAAGACAGCGTAACGGTTCAGATACCTATCACGCAGAAAAGATACGAAACGGACACCTACCGAGCCTATGTCAGCGGTTACAGACCGACACTCGACAGCCTGTTCATTACACAGCCAAGGCAGGTTGTACAGATAAAGCAGAAACCGAAACGGTGGAGCGTCGGCATACAGGCAGGATATGGGGTAACATTGACGCAAACGCCCCAATTTGCCCCGTACATAGGTATAGGCGTATCATACAGCCTTTTCAGTTTTTGAGCCGTGAGATAGCGATTTTCTTGCTATAAAGCGTATTGTATGAAAAACTTTGGTTACTTTTGTAGCGACATATTTGAAAATTATAGCGTTTGCTATTGTTTTGAGGTTTAGGAAATCGCCAATTTCAACACGGACTTAAAAACAGTGGTAGATGCCCGCAATATGCGTGGGCATTTCCTTGTTAGTCCGTAAGGTGTTTGGCGATACCTCTAAACCGACAGGAATCCCACGCTATTTTTATGTGCGGGTCTGTCAGGCGGTAGCAACCTTGATTGAGGATATAACCTATAAAGTAACAGTATATGGATTTCAAGGATTCAATCAAGAGGCTGTCCGAGCGTATCGAAAGCCTGAAAGGAAACCTCCCAACCGAGGAGGCGACGAAAACGGCACTCATTATGCCGTTCATTAGTGCGTTAGGTTACGACGTTTTCAACCCATTGGAGGTGCTGCCTGAAATGTGCTGTGACATCGGCACAAAGAAAGGCGAGAAAATAGACTACGCAATCCTCCGTGACGGCGAACCTATAATCTTAATCGAGTGCAAGCATTGGCAACAGAACCTCACGCTGCACGATAATCAACTCCTCCGCTACTTCCACGTTTCCAAAGCAAAGTTCGGTGTCCTGACAAACGGTATCATCTACAAGTTCTACACAGACCTCGCCGAACCAAACAAAATGGATGAGAAACCTTTCTTGGAAGTGAACCTGCTCGACATCAAGGACGAGCAAATCGAAGAACTGAAAAAGTTCCACAGGTCTTATTTTGATGTTGGGGCGATATTGAGCACAGCGAGCGAACTCAAATATATGGGCGAGCTGAAAGCAGTTATCGAAAGAGAGTTTGCGAGCCCCTCGCCTGATCTTGTGCGTTTCCTCTGCAAACAGGTGTACGAGGGGGTGTTCACACAGAAAATCCTCGAACAGTTTACTGTCCTGTTGAAGCGGACAATCAGCAATTATATCAACGCTACAATTTCGGAACGCCTGAAAGCAGCTATCAAGGACAATGACACTCCGACGGTTGAACAGACAACAGAACCACAGGCGGCAGCAGAACCCGTTGAGGAAACACCCGCAAGCAAGATTATTACGACAGACGAGGAGCTGCAAGCGTTCTATATCGTGAAAGCTATCCTCCGAGGCTGTGTACCTGCAGAACGTGTCACCTACCGTGACGCACAAACCTACTTCGCTATCTTCATTGACAACAACAATCGAAAGCCTGTTTGTCGCCTGTATCTCGATTCCGAGAATAACAAGCGTATCACGTTCGTCGATGAATCGAAAAAGGAGCACCACAACAAAATCGCCTCTATCGACGACATCTATCAGTATGCCGAAGAAATCATAGCCGCAGCAAAGAGGTTTGCATAAGCAAAGCGAAATGGCGGCGAATACGGCGTTTTCTTTGCGGGCATTATAAAATACAGCAGAAAAGAATTTGAACGCAATGTGCGGCGTATTCGAGAAAAATAACTGTATCAGGAAACGGGACGGGAAACTGCTCCCGTTTCTCATTAAAATTGCTTATCTTTGTACCGCAAGCAACACTCCTCGGAAAGTTGTTTTATACAAATCTGTTGCTATTCTGTTGCTCAAAAACAACAACCTGCGGAGTGAAAGTATTGTAAATGCTTGAATAACAATATCATACGGGTATAAAAATCCCTAAAAAGAAATTTTGCATCGGAAAATAATCAACAAAACAGACGTAGTAACTCAAAGTAAATCGGGAGTAACTAATAACAAATAAGCGGCTAAATCACAACGGTTTACGCCGCTTTTATTTTTGATGAAATTTGTTTTAAGTTACTTGGAGGTTATTACAATTTTGTTGTACTTTTGTTGCTCGAATGGTTACGGACAACAAAAGCAACAAAATCAATGGGAACATCTAAAGAACCTATCCGCCTACGAAAGCGGAAAACACCAACGGGGAACATATCTCTGTACCTCGACATTTACCTGAACGGACAGCGTTCATACGAGTATCTGAAAATGTACCTCATTCCCGAGCGTACAAGAGCCGACAAGGCGAAGAACCAAGAGACCCTGCAACTCGCAGAAGCTATCAAGGCGAAACGAATTGTAGAGCTTCGCAACGGCGAGTTTGGTTTCAAGTCGGAATACCCGACTGACACCCTGTTTTTCGATTATTACAATATGATGTGCGAAAAGCGACTTGGTACACCCGAGAGCCGAGGTAATTGGGGGAATTGGTATTCCTGCCTGCACCACCTACGCATTTATGAGAAACGGGAGAAAATAACCTTTGCGGAGATTACGCCCGAATGGGTTCAGGGCTTCAAAGACTACCTCGACAACAAGGCGATTGCTTGGGCTCACGACAAGAGGGAACGTGTCAAGGAGAAGCCGCTGTCCCGAAACTCGAAGCTCTCGTATTTCAACAAGTTACGAGCCTGTCTTAATCAGGCGTTCGAGGACAGGATAATTCCTACCAACCCCTGTCGAGGTGTGGAGAACTTCAAGGCTGAGGAGGGAACACGTATGTACCTGACACTTGAAGAACTCCGAAAGCTCGTCGATACTGAATGTGAGTATGCGGGTGTGAAACGGGCGTTCCTGTTCTCTTGCTTGACAGGACTGCGTCGGAGCGACGTTGTGCGGTTACGTTGGGGCGATGTTCATCAACAGGGGGAATTTACCCGTATCATCTTCCGACAGAAGAAAACACAGGGACAGGAATATCTCGACATCACACCACAGGCTCTTGAGTTTATGGGCGAACGTGGCAAGTCGGACGACCTCGTGTTCTATGACCTCTATACGCCTGACTGTACCAACAAGGCTATTCAGAATTGGGTTCTGCGGGCAGGTATCGACAAGAAAATTTCGTTCCATTGTGGACGGCACACGTTTGCCGTTATGATGTTGGATTTGGGGACAGACATCTATACTGTCAGCAAACTGCTCGGACACCGAGAGCTATCCACGACGCAGATATACGCCAAAGTCCTTGACAAGAACAAACAGGCGGCGGTGCAGAAAATACCGACAATCCTCCCTGATCTGAACGGAGGCAATGATAAGAAATGACGAACGGGGCTTATTTCGCCCCGTTTTTCTTTGCAAACATATCTCCGACACCTGTCAGAAGCCAAGTCGCCGACACTCCGTAATCACGCACAAGATATGTCAGCCAAGCCGTCTGAAAAATATCCCGTTCGGGCTCTTTTTCAAGGGTGTTGAAATTCCAACGGTTTATCTCGTACTGATTGGTAAATGTTTGTTTACCTCTAATCGTTCCCGCTGCTTTCAGGGCGTATATTGCCTCGAAAAACCTCTTAATCACTTTTTGGCTGTCTGCTGTTTGCATAACATATCTGATTTACCGCCCGCAACGGCGAATTTTACATTTATTTCATTTTCTCGTTCGCTTGCCTGTCTTTGCCATTTGGAAAGCGTGTCGGGGCTAAAAACAGGGATTTTGCCTGTAATAACAGCCTGTTCAAACTCGTGCAGTTCATTCGGCTGCATATACGGCAGGTATTTCTCCAATTCGAGAATGTCCTGTATGTGGGCGTACATTCCCTGACGAATACCCGTGTATGCTTCATTGGCTAACATCTTCCCCTCTCCGAGAAGCAGCCAACGTGCGTCCACCTCGGGGAACGAGGATAGCAAAGTAATAACAGGCTGAATGCCGAAGTTCTCTCCTCGCAGTAATTTAGCAAGGTATTGAGGAGTCCACCCCAACTGCTTGGCAAATGCGGTCTGTTTCCCGCCTGTCTTATAGTCGATAATCATCTGTAACCTGTCTTTCATAGGCACATCAATATAATGGGGTTTTCCCGAACAGCGTTACCCTGCAACGGCAGAGGTTGCAGCTCCGTCCGTCGGGGCAACTGTTTTTTTCTGTTCACGGAGCTGTTCTTTCAGCAATCCGACAAGCTCGTCAATCTGTTTATCACGGGCGGCGAGACTTTCCGCCTGTAACTGTATAATTCTCCAAGCCTCACGGGAGATTTCAACCGTCTGTAAACCGTTCGGGTTATTTTTGAGCAAATCTCCCTCTCCTCGTAAAATCCAAACTTCGTTTATATTTTCATCAAGCCCACAGAGCTTTTTTACAAACTTTTCCGACAAGGGGACTTTTCCGTTCACAATCTGCGAAAATGAGGATTTGGTATATCCTAACAGGTCTGCAAGCTCTTTTTCGCTTTCTGCGACACCTTGAAATATCAACCAATTTATCGCCTTTTTAATACGCTGATTTTCAGTCATATACAAATTATTTTAATTTTTGGAGCGAAATTTTGTTTCGATTTTTGTTTCTATAATCGAAACTTTGTTTATATTTGCACCGTGATACAATTTAATATCGCAACAAAGATACGAAAAAGGAAATAAAATCGGAAATAAACCAATAAGTAAAATTGAAAATAAAAATGAAAGAGGTGATTCCAAAAATGACAGATTGCCAAATGGCACGACAGGAACGTGACTTGGCTATTTACAATGAGTACAACGAACTCACTGCTGACAAGGAGCAAAGCAAGACCGTAGTAAATCAGCACCTGATGAAGAAGTACGGTATCAACTCCGAGGGAACTATCTACACAATCCGCAAGCGGGTTGAGGAACGATTAAAACGAGAGGAGGCAACAGCATGAGCAAGAGGTTGAGCCCTGAAGCCGCCCACGAGAAGTATCTGTACAACAAAAAGTATCAGGACGGCTATTGGGAACGCAAGGCAGCGAAACGGAAAGGAAAGGTCGAGGTAACGGTTTCCATAACCGAAGAACTCCTCCCCAACCTTGAAACGGTAACGGTGACTGTTCAACGGAACGGACATACGGACGAACGCTACATCAAGGCGTTGGAACAGGCGAACAGGACACTCAACTCTGAAAACAGGCGGCTAATACGCCTCTTGCAAAAGTATCAAGAGATTATCAAAATCGGACTAAATCAGTTGGAATATGAAAACAATCTGTAAGGAAATCGGGAAATGGGTATTGTTCGCAATACTCCTGACAGTCGGGGTAATCGCATTTATGGTGTTCTGCGGCGAAAGTGACGAAATGCCTTTGGAGCAATTCTTCCTATGGAAACTTGCGGCGGGCTTCGTGTTGTATATCTGCTATCTCATAGCCAAGAAGCTGTATGCAGAAGACTTGCTCCCTGAACGTGTAAAAAAAGACATTGAGGAGGACGAGGTATGAGCAACGAGGCAATTCAAGAAATGAACGACAAGCTCGACCGTATCGAGCAGTTGGCGATGATAGGTTCAAAAACCGTCCTCGACCTCTCCGAAGCGGCAGTGTTCACAGGCTACAGCGAGAGCCACCTGTATAACCTGACAAGCAAGCGACAAATCCCCCACTACAAGAAGAACCGCAAACTCTATTTCAAGAAACAGGAACTCGAGGAGTGGATGTTGGAACGGGAGGTAAAAACAGACAAGGAAATAAGAAGCAAGGCTTCGACCTATGTATCAACTCATAAAAAGTAACAGCTATGCGAAATCAGAACCCGCAAACATCGCCTAAGCAGCTCATCAGGGCGGCACTTGAAAGGGGCGAACGCCTGACAACGTACACAGGCAACCAAATCGGACACACCGTTGATTTCCGAAAGATTATTTCAACGCTCCGTGACGAGGGCTTCCACATCAAGGACTATTGGGAGGTTGCACCCGACGGACGAAAATACAAAGTTTACTATCACGAAAAGCAAAGCCCGAAGCTGTCAGAGGGCAATAATCAATAATAACAGTATGAACGACATTATCGAAATCAAACAGGCTGATATGCTGCAAGCAATCAACCGTGCGGAAGTGGACATTCAAATCTCGACCGCAAAGCAGTATCCACGTGATCTGAACGCAACTCTGAATAAGATTGCAACCTACGCCACTATGGATAGGGAAACCGCCGAGGACTGTTTTTATGTTCTCCGCCGCAAGGGACAGAACGGACAGGACAGTGTCATTGAGGGCTTATCGGTTCGTATGGCTGAAATCATCGCAGGGGCTTGGGGTAACCTCCGAGTGCAAACCCGTATTATCGGCAACGACGGACGAATGATAACCGCACAGGCTATCTGCCACGACCTTGAAACCAACTTCGCCGTAAGCAAGGAAGTGAAACGCCGTATCACTGACAAGAACGGAAGAACGTACAGCGAGGATATGCAGGTTGTTACAGGCAACGCCGCCGCTTCAATCGCTTTCCGAAACGCCGTGTTGGCTGTTATCCCCAAGGCTGTGACAAAGCGTGTTATCAACGACGTTAAACAGGTCGCCCTCGGACAGGCAATCGACATCGAGACAGCCCGTCAGAACTGTATCGCCAATTTCGCTAAATCAGGCGTAACAGAAAAAATGCTCTTGGAGTATCTCGGCAAGAACAGTGTAGCGGACATCGACAAGGAAGCCCTCTTTGAGTTGAGAGCCACTTGGAATGCCATTAAGGAGGGAACGACAACCGTACAGGAATGTTTCGTGAAACCCGCCCTCGAAGCCAAAAAGGAAGCCGAAGCGAAGAAGAAAACGACCTCGGCACAGGATAAGGCGACAAAGGCTATGGCACAGGCAACAGGCAATGTTCCCGCCAACGTGAACCCCGAAACGGGCGAAATCATCGACAATCAAAAGTAATAACCCATAATCAGCAACAAAATGGAAATCAAGAAAGAAAATCTCGTTGCGGCTTATAATACAGCCGACGACAGCGGTAAAAAAATGCTTCAAGCCCTTTTCCCCGAAGCACAGTTTGAAACCCCACAGACAGCGGATAATCGCCCTGTAACAGAACGTATCAAGACGTTTGCCGACGCAGCAAAGGCGGTAGGCATAAACGACCCCGAGGGTTGGGAGGACGGTTACTCTGATGTTGAGCCTGATATCTTCGCATATTTCAAGCTCCGTATCATCGTACAGGCGTTGAATGAGGGTTGGAAGCCACAGTTCACAACGGAGGAATGGCGTTATTATCCTTGGTTTTGGCTCTACACCGAACAGGAAATTGAGGATATGGACGAGGACGAGAAGAACGACCGTCGTATGATGAACACAGGCGACTATGTTACAGACTATGCAGGCTTCGCCTCTGCGCACTCGAATCACGTGCCCTCGAGTGCGATTGCGAACATCGGCTCTCGCCTTTGCTTGAAAACCCCCGAACTCGCCACGTACTGCGGCAAGCAGTTCATCGGCATTTGGGCTGACTATCTCCTAACCCGCAAGGAAGCATAAATCATCACGGGAGGGCTTCGGCTCTCCCATATTTCATAACCGTAAAAAAACAGATAATATGGAACGTAAAGAACTTATTGAAAACATCGCCAAATGGCAGGAGGCTGACAGTGACAACCGAGCCGTAATAGTATTGACAACCGAGCTTACAGGGGCAGACAAAACCCATAAGCAGTATTCATTATCAGCGGGGATAGCGGGTTCAGGTGAGAACATCGTTGCAATGTTGAAAGGAGCATTCAGAGATAACCCTGACCTCCCGAAACTCATCAACAGAGCCGTAAAGGAACTGACCCTTGAATCAATGTTGAGAAAAGTCGGCAAAGCCGCTATTGAAGTTATTAACGAAATCGAAGAGGAGGAAAAGAAATGAGTGTTACAGTTATCAGACCGAAAGACCGTGCCGAATGGTTGGAGTTCAGAAAATCAGGTATCGGCAGCAGCGAGGTAGCCACTATCGTAGGCTTGAACCCTTGGGAAACCCCGTATCAGTTATGGAGACGTAAAATCGGGCTTGACGCACCGAAAGAGGAAACCTTTGCGATGAAAGCGGGACACTACCTCGAGGACGCTGTTTCGCAGTTTTGGCAGGACGCAACAGGACGTGAGGTTATCAAACGCTCTGTCGGGGATTGGATTATCCGCAACAACGAGAAACAGTTTATACAGGTTTCTCCCGACCGTACATATTGGTTGGAGGGTATGAAGCACAACGACCAAAACAAGGGCATTTTGGAGTGTAAGACAACACAGAAAGCCATTGACGGGGACGACCTCCCGAAGCATTGGTTCTGTCAGGTTCAGTATCAGCTCGGAGGAGCGGAACTCACACAGGGCAGTATCGCTTGGCTCACACAGGGCAGGGAGTTCGGGTATAAAGACCTTATGCTCGTTCCCGACTTCTACGCTTGGCTCGTTGAGGAGGTTGAGCGATTTTGGACTGACAATATCCTCGGGAAGCAAGAACCGTCAGCCGTTTCCGTACAGGACGTTCTCCTGAAATACAACCGCCACACAGCGGGCAAGATTCTCGAAGTGACGGAGGAAATCTTTGAAGCCTACAATCAACTGAAAGGGGTAAAAGAAGAACTCTCCCGCCTCGAAGAACGCAAAGAGGAATTGGAGGGACGCATTAAGCTCGGTTTCGGTGACGCAGAGGCTATCAGCTACGGGGGACAGACAATCGCTACTTGGAAAGCCCCGAAAGACAGTGAGAAGTTCGACGCAAAGGCTTTTCAAGCCGCACATCCTGACCTTGCGAGAGAGTTTACAAAGACCGTTACAGGGGCTCGACGCTTCCTGTTGAAATAACCCGTAAAACAGAGCGAAAATGATTGCAATATCTAACCAACAGCGTGACGAGATTATCCGCTACATCGACTACCTGTGTGAGACTAACAAGGACGTGAGCAGCCGCAATACACGGGTGTTCAACCTATGCCGACGAGCGAAGATACTCCGTAGGGAGTTGATGAAGAAACAGCCGTTTTCGCCCTCTGATTTACCTGAACGGTTAAAAAATTCTCAAAATCAAAAGTGATTATAATATAATCGTTTTAACTTTGCGATAACCAAAAGAACAGATATGAGATTCATCGTTGAAATATATACAAAGCCGCACACGGGTGGGCTGCTCCGAAAGGAAGCCCGACGCAACTGTTATGCGTGGTTAGCCCTACGTGCGGCTTTCCTTTTCTCATAGCAACAATGATACAATTACGGTCAAACCAAACCGAACCGATACAGAAAGCGATTGAGTTCTTCAAGCAGCAGAAGCCGAAGCCAAGTTTGATAGTCCTGCCAACAGCGTGGGGCAAATCAATCCTGACGGCTTTTGTCGCAATGAACTGTAACGACAGGCTCTTGGTTCTCCAACCCTCAAAGGAGCTGTTGGAACAGAACATCAAGAAGTACTACGCCCTGTGTGACGGTTTCGCTGTGAATGCGGGCATTTACTCGGCTTCATTCGGGCGAAAGGAAATCGCACAGATAACCTACGCTACAATCGGCTCGATAAAGAACCTCGGGGCGCAGTTCAAGGAAATGGGCTTCACGAAAGTACTCATCGACGAGGCGCACCTATATCCCCGTGAGGCTGACAGTATGTTAGGACGTTTCCTCGCTGACAGCGGGATAACACACGTCCTCGGTATAACCGCAACGCCTGTAAAGCTCCAACAGAACTATGATCAGGACGGCGGCACATTCTCAAAGCTCGTTATGCTGACATCACGCAGCAAGAAAGGCAATTTCTATAAAGACATTATCCACGTCGGACAGGTATCTGAAATGGTACAGCTCGGCTTTTGGAGCAAACTCCGCTATGAAGCCGCCGACTTCGACAGCAGTATGTTGGTTTACAACACCTCGAAATCGGAGTTCACGGAGGACAGCGTCCTGCGGGCTTATGAAGCCAACGGAGGGGAACAGGGTATAATCGAAGCCCTCGACAAGCACACGGACAGGCAGCATATCCTCGTGTTCTGCCCATCGGTTCAGGACGCAATCGACTTATCGCACCGCTACACGGGTTCTGCTGTGATTTACGGCGATATGAAGCCCGCAGAGAGGGCAAACATTATCAACGAGTTCAAAGCGGGCAGAATCAGGGTAATTTTTAACGTGCGGGTGCTTTCGACAGGTTTCGACTATACAGGCATTGACTGTATTATCCTCGGAATATCGACAGCCTCCATAGCCCTGTACTATCAGATTATCGGACGTGCCACCCGTATTGACGAGGGCAAGGAGGACGCACTGATAGTTGATTTGGGCGGTAATGTTTCACGCTTCGGACGTGTCGAGGACATCACTTTCGAGCAAGGCAAGATATGGCGAATGTTCGGGACAGGCGGTCGCCTGTTGAGCGGCATTCCGATAACTGACATCGGGAAGATAACCCGTGAGGACACTGCAGCCATTGACAAGCAAGCCGAGCAGCCGATTGAGATAATGCCTTTCGGAAAATACAAGGGCGAACGCATTTGCGACATTCCGTTGAACTATCGGCAATGGATGTTGAACAATTTTGAATGGAGTGCCAAGAATGCGAAACTCAGAAAATCAATCATAGCAACAATTCAATAAATCATAGTTATGGCACTAAATGGTAAACTTGCGGCTCAATACTTCACGCACGACGCTGATATGCGAAACGACGTGAAGATAAAGGCTCTCCGCCGAAAATTCTCTCACACAGGGTATGCCGTGTGGAACTATCTCTTGGAGGTTCTGACTGATGTTGAAGCGTTTGAAATCGGGTATGACGATGTGACGAAAGAACTCCTCGCCGCTGATTTTGACGTGTCAGTACAGGAGTTATCCGAAATCGTAGACTACTGTTGTAAAATCGGGCTTCTGCAACAGGACGGCACCCGCCTGTTCAGCACAGCACACCAACGCCGTTTCCAAAGCATTATCGAACGCTTCCAACGCCGTTCAGAAGCGGGCAAACGTGGTATGGCTTCACGTTGGGGAAACCGTAACAAGGATATAGCCCCCGATAACAATGTTATAACATCAGATAACATAATAGAAGAGAATAGATTAGAAGAAAATAGAATAGAAGAGAATAGAGTTAGATATCCTTATCAGGATATTGCCGACAAGTGGAACTCTATCTGCGGGGCGTTCCTCCCGAAAGTACAGAAGCTCTCGGAGGCACGACGCAATAAAATCAAGGCTCGTTTACAGGAGTTCGGCAAACAGGAAGAATGGATGCCGACCATTGAAGCCCTGTTTGAAAGAATTGCCGCTTCTGATTTTCTTCGGGGCAACAACAATCATCAATGGACGGCAACATTCGATTGGGTGTTTGACAGCCCGAAAAATTGGGTAAAGGTTATGGAGGGCAACTATGACAACAACAGAGGAAGCAAACAAGCCCCACAACAGGCGAACATACAGCTCGGCGTAGGTGAGTTTATCGACGCAACAGGGCGACGCACATACGGCACAGGACGGGCGACAATCCCCAACGACGCACCGCCACGCCCGAGTGAGCGTCACGCTTGGAATACTTCAACCTCTCAATGGATAATCTTATGACACGAATGGATTGGAAGAAATACGGCATTGACATCCCGTATAACAGGACATCAGGGAATGTGAAAGTACACTGCCCGCAGTGCAGAGACCAACGCCACGACAAGCGTGACAAGAGCCTTTCCTGTGACCTCTCTACGGGAATGTTCAACTGCCACTACTGCGGGTATAGCGGTTGCGCTGCCGAGCGTGAACAGGAGGAATGGAAGAAGCCGTTCTACAACCCCGCTCCGCTCAAACATCAGAAGCCGACCTACAAGAAGCCCACACGGACAGGCAACTCGGCGTTGAGTGAAAAGGCTCTCGCTTGGTTCAAGGGACGAGGCATAAGCCCTGCTACGCTCACGGCGATGAGAGTTACAGAGGGTATGGAGTTTATGCCACAGAAGAACGGACAGGCGAATACGATTCAATTCAACTACTACAAGGGCGGGCAGCTCGTGAACACGAAGTTCCGCACAGGGGACAAATGCTTCAAGCTCTGTTCAGGGGCGGAACTCCTGCCGTACAATATCGACGGTATCAAAGGCAAGAACGAGTGTATCATAACGGAGGGGGAAATGGACGCTCTTTCATTCGTTGAGTGCGGACGAACCGACGTGATCAGCGTTCCGAACGGGGCTAACGCCAACCTCTCCTACCTCGACGACTACATCGAGGAGTATTTCGATGATAAGGACGTTATCTACATCGCTTCGGACACCGATACAAAGGGCGTGGAGCTTCGGGACGAGCTTCTCCGTCGTTTCGGCGTTGAACGCTGCCGAGTGTTGGAGTATGGCGAGGGCTGCAAGGACGCTAACGAACACCTGATAAAGTTCGGACGGGAAAGCCTGTTGAAATGCCTCGCTGACGCTCCCGAAACGAAGATTGAAGGTGTTTTCACGATACAGGATTTTGAACAGTCGCTCGACGCACTGTTTGAGTTCGGTATGCAGAAAGGCGTAACAATCGGGCACGACAACTTCGACCGCCTGTGTTCTTTCGAGACCAAACGCCTCTGTATCGTGACAGGTATTCCAGGCAGCGGTAAGTCGGAGTTCATCGACGAAATAGCTGAACGCCTGAATATGCGTTACGGTTGGCGTTTCGCTTATTTCAGCCCCGAGAACGCCCCTCTCGCCTATCACGCCTCGAAGCTGATAGAAAAGTTCACGGGAAAGAAGTTCGACAAGCAACACCTCGGCTACGGGGAATACAGACAGGTAAAGGAACACCTCGAACAGGACTTCTTCTTCATCAGCCCGCACAATGATTTCAGGCTTGAAACCATTCTCGAAAAGGCAAAGTTCCTTGTAAGACGCAAGGGTATAAAAGCTCTCGTGATTGACCCGTACAACCGTTTGGAGAACCAACACAGCGGAGGGCGTAACGAAACGCTATACATCAGCGAAACGCTCGACCGTCTGACGAATTTCGCACAGCAGAATGACATTCTGATTATCCTTATGGCACACCCAACGAAGCTGCCGAAGAACAAAGACGGAGTGATTGAGGCACCGACCCTGTATGATATCAGCGGCTCGGCGAACTTCTATAACAAAGCGGACTTCGGTATCGTCGTACACCGAAACCGCATTGAGAATATTACAGAGGTGCATATTCAGAAAGTGAAGTTCCGACACCTCGGAGAGTGCGGTATGGCACAATTCAAATACAACCTGAACAACGGGCGTTACAGCCCTTATACGGGCGGTTCTGAACCTGATTGGGACAATACCAACCATTTGCAGGAAGAAGCCCGCAGACGTTATGAGGAAGCCGAAGCAGCCTCCGTGTTTGACTTCGACGACCTCCCCGAAGATGATTGCCCATTTTAATAACCAAATATACAGCGTATGACATTTGAAGAATTACAGAAGCTGCGACAGGAAAAGGAACAGAAAGTTTCCGAGGCTTACGCAGAATTGAACAAAGCCGAATGGCAGTACACAGAGGAGCGGCTACCGTTCCCGTTCAGAAAGTATCAACAGGTAATCGTAAAACTCGAGGTAACCGAGGAAACACGGTCAAGAATGATGCCCGAGTATGCAGCCAAGCCGAAAAACAAGCTCGGGCGACAGTATCAGGTTGCGGGTATGCTCACAGGTTATGCGATTGGAAAGAAAGGCGAACTACGTCCCTGTTTTTGGGGAGGGAAGCCGACGTACAGCTTCTATGACAAGATTATAAGCATAGAAGCAGCCAAGAAGCAAAGGACGGAAAAATGCTCGACCTGCTATTTCTACAAGAAAGGAGCTTGCTATATGGCGGGTGGTAACACTCCCACCCAACAGGTAACAGAAGATATGTTCGTTTGCGGACATTATTACGAAAGGAGGAGAATATGAATTTCAATATGTACAAAGAGGAAGCGTACAGGATAGCCAAAGAACACGGCTTCCACGAACAGGAGCACAGCGATGACCATTTGAAGTGCTTGATTATATCAGAGCTTATGGAAGCGGTCGAAGCTGACAGAAAAGGTCTTCGGGCAGACCAAGGGGCAGTAAAGTTTCTAAAGGCTTATGGACGGCTCTTTGAAAAGAATTTCCTCCTGTATGTCAAAGATACGGTCGAGGATGAACTTGCAGACGCTTGCATACGTATTTGCGACCTCGCAGGGCTTCGGAACATTGATTTGGACTTCGGCGGACAGCAGACGGTCGAGATAGAACCCACGAAATTGTTCACGGAAAATATCCTTACCATTTGCAGATTTATAGCAGGAGGAGGAACGGCTGACGACCTGTATATCAGGCTAAACTATTCACTTTCAATGATATGCACACTTGCGGTACAGAAAGGGATTGACCTCCGTACCCATATCGAGCTGAAAATGGCTTACAACAGGACACGCCCGAAAAAGCACGGGAAAGGGTATTGACGGGCTGAACGCAAATAAAATAAACAAGTATAAAATGACCTCAAAAATAACAGATTATGGCAAAGAAAACAGCAGCAAAGGCGGGCGACTTCATAGAGATAACAGCCCGAAAGGTAAGCGACAAGGTACAGCCCGAAATCAAGGTGGGCGGAATATACCACGTGAACAGGGTTGAGCAGCTCAAAAGTGGGGCGACGGTTCTCGTTATTGACAAGGACAGGAAGAAGCACAAGACTGTCCGCTGCAACGCAGAGCGTTTCACTTGGGAGGTACGCACTCCTGCCGAGGTACAGGAAAAGCAGTTCAAGGAACAATGCAACGCCGACACCAAAGCACTTATGGAGAGCTTCACTTTCGAGGAGCACGTACAGATAGCATTCGTTCCGCTCATCATTGCACAGGTGGCGTGGGTTTATGCCGATAAGGTGGTTAGATATTGTGCCGATAAGCGTATCTCCGAGGTAAAGAAGCTCTCACGCACGGTAAAGCAACTAAGGGAACACTATCTCGTACAGTTGAGCAAAGACCTTGACAGGGAGCACCTGAATAAGATACTCTCACAGGCAGATGAGCTCATCAACGTGTGTGCGTTTGACTTCCAAATCCTTTATTATTCGACCTGCAATGAAATCAACCGCCAACACCTGAAAATCGAGTACGACGAAATGCGAACATACGCTTTCCTCTCGATGATGTTCTGCCGTGAGGTACGCAAGCACGAAAACCGTATGACAGCTATGATAGCACAGAAGCTTGGGGAAGCTCGTGAGGGACACCTGCCCTGTATCGACGAGCTTTACACCTGTATGGACGCTTACCTCGGCAATAATGAAATCAAGATAACGCCTGTTATTGAAACGGCGATGATTAAGTTTCAGAAGAATCTCTCGAAGATTGAGTTCAATTTAGTATAAACCATTTAATTTTTAGACACTATGAGCAATTTTGGTATCAAAATCGACTGCCTCAAACTCAAGGGGGCATTTATGAAGAACTTGCAAGGCAAGACAAGTGTAAAACGCTGCTTGATTATCCCTGTCGATGATTGCGACGGAATGTTCCTCGGCGAAAAGGGCTGCTACCTGAACCTGACAGCCATTGAAATGCAAGAGCCGAAGTACAGCGACACTCACTGTATCAAGGCGGATTTGCCAAAGGAACAGCGGGACGCAATGACAGAGGAACAAATCAAGGCTATTCCTATCCTCGGCGGTATGCACGCCATTGAGAAGAAGCAAGCGACTATGAACGTAACGGGTACACTTGACAACACGGCATTTGCTGACGACGACGATCTGCCGTTCTAAATCTGACACGGGTTCACACAGGTAAGGCGGGGAGCAATCCCCGTTTTGTCGTCCAAAGCCCAAATCAGCCCGTATTTCAAAACATCTTTCTATGGATAAGCAAACATACCAATCGAAGAAAAAAAGCCGACAGACGGCGAATCAGCAAAAAATAAGGGACGTTTTCACAATCATCTGCAAAACAGACCTCCATATCGACGTTGTCAAGGAGCATAAATTTCACCCCGTCAGGAAATGGCGTTTTGACTATGCTATCCTCGAACATAAAATAGCACTCGAGGTAGAGGGCGGCGTATGGACGGGAGGACGACACACCTCCCCACAGGGTTTCCTCGGCGACATCGAGAAGTACAATACCGCAACGCTAATGGGTTGGCGGGTGTTCCGTGTCACGCCTGATGATTTATACAAGACAGCAACCCTAAATCTCATAAAAACGGCAATTTCGGGTGATTTTACCCCCTAAAACCCCTTTTTTTGCCTCAAATGTGATTATATTATAATCATTTTGAATAATTTTGTGCCACAGTAATTTTCTAACAATTATAGCAATGATAAAATTTTCAGAGTACGTATCGCTCGGACACCCTGACAAGATTGCCGACTACATCAGTCAGTATCTGTTAGACCGCTACATCGAGCAAGACCCCGACACCCGTTACGCTGTCGAGGTACAAATCAAGGACTACCAAGTTACGCTCGGCGGCGAGGTATCGTCCAAGTGCAAGTTCAGCCCGTCGGAGATAAGACAGCACGTCCGTGCGGCAGTAAACGAAATCGGCTACACAATGGACTATCTGCACAAATGGGGAGCAGAGAATACCATTTGCGGAGACCTGTTGGAGGTAACGTCGCTTATCAGCCAACAGTCACCTGACATCGCACAGGGGCTTTCGGGTTGGGGCGACCAAGGCATTTTCTTCGGTATGGCTGAATGGCGACCGTCGGACTGTTATATGCCTATCGACCACGCCGTAGCCAAACGTCTGTGTAAGGAGCTTTTCGACAGCGGTATCGGTGGACTTGACATTAAGACGCAGGTAGTAACCGATAACGATGTTATTACAAAAATTATCGTTGCTATCCCCCTGTTACCCGAACAGGACACAAAGACCGTCGAGGATTTTGTCCGTTCAAAGGTGGCAGGAAAATACGAACTTATCGTGAACGGCACAGGACGTTACGTTCAGCACAGCAGCCGTGCGGATTGTGGTACAACGGGGCGAAAACTCGCTGTGGACTTCTACGGCGGAAACTGCAAGCTCGGCGGCGGTAGCCCTTGGACGAAAGACGCAAGCAAAGCAGACCTCACGCTGAACCTTGCAGCCCGTTCCCTTGCCAAGAGTTATGCCGAAGAACACGAATGCGACGTGTATGTCAGCCTCGCTTGCTGCATAGGCAAACAGGAGGTCGATATATGCATACAGGACTGTGCGGGCAACGTCATCGAGGAGGGAACGACAATGTTCAGCCCTGCAGAACTTCGCCGCAAATTTAAGCTCGACACCCCGATTTATGCTTCAATGTGTCGTTGGGGACTGTTCGGAGAGTATCAACAGGATAAAGTTTGGGAACAATGAAAACAGAAATCGTAAACCTGTCGCAGATACAGGTAAACGGGGCGAACCCCCGTATCATCAAGGACGACAAGTTTGAGAAGCTTATCTGTTCAATCCTCGTGCTTCCGAAGATGTTGGAACTCCGCCCGATTGTCGTTGATAACACCTTTGTCGCTCTCGGCGGTAATATGCGTTACAGGGCATTGACAGCCATTTCCGATATGGACGAGGCAGAGCTGAAATCCCGCCTGTCAGAAGCAAGGGATTTTCAGAAGAAGACAGCAGCCGAACAGGACAACCTCATTGAGTATTGGCAGCGTTGGAAAGACAAGCCGACAGCCCACATCATCAAGGCGACGGAACTGTCCGAGGAGGAACAGCGGGAGTTCATCATCAAGGATAACGTCGGATATGGAGAATGGGATATGGACGCACTCGCCAACGAGTGGGACGCAGAAGAACTCGACGATTGGGGGCTTGACGTGTGGCAAAACAAGGAATGGGAGAACGGAGAGTCAAGCGGAGCAACCAACAGTAAGCCCGCCAACGCTTCCCTGAACGACCGATTTATAGTCCCTCCTTTCTCAATCCTCGACACCCGAAAGGGATATTGGCAGGAACGGAAAAAGAAATGGCGTGAGCTTATCGGCGACAATGGAGAGAGCCGTAACGACACCCTCATAACCTCGCCCGAAATCAAGTACAAAGACCTGTATCAGCGTACACGACAGCACCGTGAGGAATTGGGTATCACGTTCAAGGAATACCTCGACAAGTATGTTCCCGACGACGTGAAAGAACGTGAAGCAAGCAAGGTTCTGTCGGCGGGCGTTTCCCTGCTCGACCCTGTTATGGCTGAAATCGTCTGCCGTTGGTTCGGACAGGACAACTGCAAGACGTTTGACTGCTTCGCAGGAGATAGCGTCTTCGGTTACGTTTCTGCACACCTCGGAAATGAGTTTGTCGGCATTGAGCTTCGTCCTGAACAGGCTCGCCTCAATAACGAACGTGTGGAGGGAATGACAGCCCGATACATCAACGACGACGGTCAGAACGTCGCACAGCATATCGCCCCTGACAGCCAAGACCTCCTGTTCAGCTGTCCGCCTTATTTCGACCTCGAGAAATACAGCGACCTCGAGAACGACGCAAGCAATCAGGATAGCTACGAGGATTTCATCAAGATATTGGAGAACGCTTTCAAGGCGGCTGTCGGCTGTCTGAAAGAAAACCGTTTTGCGGTTATCGTCGTGGGCGATGTGAGAGATAAATCAACAGGCTTCTATTACGACTTCTGCGGCGATATCAAACGCATTTTCAAGGAAGCGGGAATGCCTCTCTACAATGAAATTATCCTCGTTGAAACGGGGGCAAGTACAGCCCTGCGAGCAGGTCGATATATGGAGAGCCGAAAGGTTGCAAAGATGCACCAAAATATCCTCGTGTTCTACAAGGGCAAGACAAAGGAAATCAAGAACAACTTCAAGAAGATAGAATATGCAAGCGAAGATTTGGAACGATTCAAAGTGGATACAGGAAACGAATCCACAGAAGATACGGGAGATATTTGATGAAGCCCTGAAAAAGTCGGGGTTCAATATCCTGTGCTTCACAGACCACCATTTTACGCCGCAGGGATATACAGCGTTGTGGCTGCTCACAGAGAGCCATTTCGCCGTACACACGTTCCCCGAGTTCGGCAAAACCTATATTGAGCTGTCAAGCTGCAACCCTGATTTCTTTACGAAATTCATTGAATTGACAAAAGACCTGTAACTATGAGCAAAGCACAACAAAAGAAGCGTAATCAGGAGAAACAGGCACGAATGGAAATCGTGTCAAAACTCTACAAGCGTGGTTACTCCTGCCGACAGATCAGGGAGGAGGTAATGAAACGCCTCGCTCTTGACAGCTATTCGTTGGGCACAGTTCAGAAAGACATCAAAACCCTGTTGGAGGAGTGGCGAGAGAACCGTATCGAGGATATGGACGCCGCCCTCCAATTGGAGCTTGAACGTATCGACGACACCTGTCGTGAGTTGTGGGCACAGTGGGAGAAATCAAAAGAGGACTACAACAAGACCACGAACACGAGCAAGGGCGCACCCTCTCGTAACAAGGAAACAGGCGAGGAAAATATCAAGACGTACAGCGTTGAAAGACGCACGGCAACGGTTGTCGGACTTGGCAACCCGCAGTATATCGCCGAAATCCGACAGCAGCTTATGGAACGTCGCAAGCTCCTCGGCTTGTACGCTCCTGAAAAGAAAGACATTTCGGGCGACCTGTCCTTTGCGGCGTTGCTCGTTGAAAGTGGAATGATAGACGAAGCGGAGGAACAGATAAATGGCTAACAGGTTGAGTGATGAAATAATGCGTAAGCGGGGCATAGCCCTGATGAACTCTTGGCGTGCTGATTGGAACAGGTTCGTCCGTGACGCTCTCGGCGTTACGCTCGACCGTGAGCAGCAGGAAATCCTGTCCTCCGTACAGTTCAATCCCCGTACATCTGTTGCGTCAGGCACAGCCCGAGGTAAGGACTTCGTAGCCGCTTGTGCTGCCGTTTCATTCCTCTACCTCACACCCCGTTGGAACAGGAACAGGGAACTGATAGAGAACACGAAAGTAGCCCTAACAGCCCCGACAGACCGTCAGGTAAAGAACATTATGATGCCCGAAATCAGCCGCCTGTATAACAGGGCAAAGGCTCGTGGCATACAACTTACAGGACGGCTCAACACCTACGACATCAGAACGGACAACGAGGAGTGGTTCTTGACAGGTTTCAAGGCGGACGAGCATAACCACGAAGCGTGGTCAGGTTTCCACGCCGTCCACACAATGTTTGTCGTTACCGAGGCTTCGGGTGTCAGCGACGACACCTTTGCCGCTATTGAGGGTAACCTGCAAGGCGACAGCCGTATTCTTCTCGTGTTCAACCCGAATACCCCTGTCGGATATGCAGCCAAGAGCCAAAAGGGCGACCGTTGGGCAAAGTTCCGTCTAAACAGCCTGACAGCCCCGAATGTGCTTGAAAAACGTATCATAATCCCAGGTCAGGTGGACTATGAGTGGGTGGCTGACAAGCTCGAACAATGGTGTACGCCGATAACCGAAGCGGAGGTCAGAGAGGAGTTCGACGACTTTCAGTTTGAGGGGCGTTGGTACAGACCCGAAGACCTGTTCCGCAAAAAGGTTCTCGGTAAGTTTCCGAAAGTCGGCGACGATGTTCTTATTCCGCAACAGTGGCTCGACCTCGCACACGAGCGTTGGAGAATGGCACACGGGCGGGAACCTCTCGGACAGGACGCTCGAATTCTTGGTGTCGATGTGGCGGGTATGGGACGTGACTGTACCTGTTTCGTTGAAAGGAAAGGCAATTGGGTTGGCGAGTTCAAGACGCACAACTCGGGCGGTTCTGCTGACCACATGGCGGTTGCGGGACAGATTATATCAGCCCGCAGACACGAGCCTGACCTGTTCGTGAGCATTGATACCATTGGCGAGGGTGCAGGAGTTTACAGCCGTTGTGTGGAGCTTGACGGAGAAGCCCATATCATCAGCTGCAAATACAGTGAAGCGGCAAAGACGGCAAGCGGCAAGGATATGACGGATATTACAGGGCAGTACGGGTTCGTGAATATGCGAGCTTGGCTCTTTTGGGCTATCCGTGATTGGCTGAACCCGAAAAACGAAACAGGGGCTATGCTGCCGCCTGATGATAAGTTCGACGAGGAAGCAACCGAGATACGTTGGTCGTTCCGCTCTGACGGAAAGATAATCATCGAGCCAAAGGAAGACATCAAGGAACGCCTCGGACGCTCGCCTGACAAGTTCGACGCACTCGCCAACACGTTCTATCCGATAAACAGCCGCAAGGCAATTGACATAAACCGTTTGGCAAGAATTGTAAGACGCTAATCAATAATTCATATCAGTATGACAATCGAAGAAATTCTCAACTCGGGAAATAACGCTGCCAACATCATTGCGGCGTTGAAAGAAAAAGCAATCATCGTCCCCATTTGGTCGGGACGTAACGGCTTGTCGCAGGAGTTCGACCCCAAGAAACACCCTGTAATGAGCAAAGCGAAGTACCCTGACATCGTAACGGAGGACGGCATACAGCCTGTAACCCGTGTAACCTGTGACCTGCAACGCCTCGCCACAAAGCGTATGACGGAGCTTGTCTGTGGCATTCCTATCAAGCGAGTGTACAAGCCACAGAACGACAAGCAAAAGGAAATTGCCGCTTTCATTGAGGCTATCTATGAGAAAAACCGCATTGACAGCGTAAATACCGACCGTCTGAATATGCTCTTTGCGGGTTGTGAGGTGCTGACACTGTGGTATGCTGTTGAACAGGAAAACACCCTGTACGACGGCAAGAAGTCTTTGTTGAAGCTCCGTTGCAGGAACTTTACCCCGATGTTAGGCGACGACCTGTACCCGTTGTTTGACGAGTACGGCGATATGATTGCAATGTCTATCGGGTACAGCCGTAAGAGTGGAAAGAAGCTCATTCAGTATTTCGACACCTACACGTCAAACAAGCATATCAAATGGAGCAACGCCAACGGAGATTGGGAGGAAGTCGAGAATGAGGACATTACTGTTATCGGCAAAATCCCCGCTGTCTATGCCTACCGCCCGACACCGATTTGGGAGGACAACTCGAATATCGTCTATGAGATTGAGTGGGCGTTGAGCCGTGACGGAAACTACCTGCGTGAAAACTCCAAGCCGCTTTTCGTCGTGTTCGCTGATGAAGCGATAAGCTACGGCGACGAGAAATCGCCTAACAAGGAGTTCAAGGCTGTTATGCAATATCCGAAAGGCAGTACAGCACAGTACATCACTTGGCAACAGGCTGTCGAGAACCTGAAATACTATGTAGGGGAATTGCGTACCCTGTTCTTTACCCTCCTGCAGCTTCCTGATTGGTCGTATGAGAAAATGTCGCAGCAAGCCCTATCGGGTGAGAGCCGCAAGCAGCTTTTCATTGACGCACAGATGAAAGTCAAGGACGAAAGCGGTCGCCTGTTGGAAATGTTCGACCGTGAAACGAACGTTATCAAGGCGTTCGCAAAAGTTATGCTCGGAGAAGCCTACCACGCTGACATTGACGCACTGTCTGTAAAGACCGTTATCACCCCGTTCACAATCACGGATGAGAAAGACACTATCACGAACCTCGTAACAGCCAACGGAGGCAAGCCGATTATGTCGCAGCGTGAAAGTATCGAGGAATACGGACACAGCAGCGACGTAGATCAGACGATGAAAGAAATCGCCGAGGAAAGTATGCAGGACAGTTTTAACCTAACCGAGTAACGTATGGCAAAGAGGGTTCAGAACAGGAAACAGGCGGAGCAGCCGAAGTTCAGGTGTAGGGATTGTGCCAACAGCTATGATTGGCACAGTAAAGCCCTCGACGGACATCTGATACTTTGCCGTTGCAAGCTCGACGAGAAAACCGAGTTTGGCAGGTGGTGCAAGTTCCTGTCAGACCCACAGTGCGAACATTTCAAACAGCGTACAGACAATGGCACGATTGGATAAATGGGAAAAACGACATCAACAGAACGTGGCTTCATACGAGCGGCAGATTGATAGGATATTTCAATCCGCTGCCCGTGAGGCTGCGGCTGTCGCTTCGTCTGCGGGCGTTGTCAAGCCCGACAAGCCGTTTTCATTCGCTGACTATCCTGTTACACGGAAAAGAGTTGAAAAGCTGTTGTCGGGGCTGAAAAACAACCTTACAGCGGTTATCGTGAACGGCATTGAAAGCGAGTGGACGTTGGCGAACAACAAGAACAGCGAACTCGCAAACCAAGTTTTCGGGGACAATGCCGAGAACCTGACGGAAGAACAGAGCAGAAAGTATTACAGCTCCAACGACACAGCCCGACAGGCTTTCGTCGAGAGAAAGACGGCAGGAATGAACCTTTCCGACAGGGTGTGGCGGTACACGGAACAGTTCAAGTCTGAAATCGAAATGGGTATTGACATCGGACTGCGTGACGGGTTGTCGGCTGATGAATTGAGCCGAGAGCTTCGACAATACCTCCGTTACCCTGACAAACTGTTTCGACGTGTCCGTGATGAGCACGGTGTTCTGCAACTTTCAAAGGCGGCACAGGCTTTCCACCCAGGGCAGGGAGTGTATCGAAGCAGCTACAAAAACGCCCGCCGCCTCGCTGTGACAGAAACGAATATGGCTTACCGCACGGCTGATTATGTCCGTTGGCAGCAGCTTGATTTTGTCGTCGGCATTGAAATACGCCTATCGAACAACCATACGCTCAACGGCGTACCGTTTGAGGACATTTGCGATTTTCTGAAAGGGAAATACCCGAAAGATTTCAAGTTCGTAGGTTGGCACCCGCATTGTCGCTGCCACGTCGTAACAATCCTGAAAACGCCCGAAGAAATGGCGGAGGACAACAGGCGTATTATGGCAGGGCAACCCGTCAGTACACGGAGCGTGAACACCGTCGGCGACGTTCCCGAGCAGTTCAATACTTGGGTAGAGGACAACAAAGAACGGGCAAAGGGTTGGTCGTCTATGCCGTATTTCATCAGGCATAACCCGCAGTACGTCCGAGGGTTCGAGGTTGATACCTACACGAAAGCCGAACGAAAATTCACACGGGCAAGGAAAACCAACGAGGCTATGCAGGAATCCCTCGGCATTTTCCTACAAAGAAAATATCCTGAAATCCCGAACACGGAAAAGGCTGCTATCTACCACTACACAAAGGGCGAGGGAGCAGCGTTCCGTCAGTTGAACAATCAACTCCGCAAAGGGAATCTATCGGAGTTCAACGAGGCATTTTCACAGCTCTTGTCACAGGGTCTTTCCAAATTGGAAACAACCACTGAAACGGTTTACAGGAAAGTGCGTTTGAACAAGACGAATTTAGGGGAATATCTATCTTTGACAGGGAAAAAAGAAACTGCCGTTTTTAAGGGATTCACATCAACAAGTTTAGATCGTCAAGCTGCTATTGATTTCCGTGCCAACAGCAAGCCAAAGAAAAATGAAACGGATGTTCTGCTTGTTATACGAGGCAAGTCAGGACACCCGATTGAGGATTTCTCACAGTTCGGAGGACGCTTCACAGGAAAGTCCAACCAACGTGAAGTGCTGTTTGATAGCGGTTGCGAATTTAGATTTGATAAATTGGAAATTGAAGACGGTAGATATGTTTTCTACCTGACAGAGATTTAATCTTCATCATCGCCTCCCAAGGGGTCTTCTATAAACCTGTCAAGCGACGGGTCGGAAAACTCTCTTTCGAGGCGTTTTCTTTCCTCCTCGGGCAAGGCGTTGAACTCTGCCTCACGACGAGCGTCACGGGCTTTCAAATCGTCCCAAATTCTATCGACATCTTCGGGAGATATACCGTTTGGGTTGTTCATAATCTCCTGCAATTCTTCATTTGTCATACTCTTGCTGCTTTTGATGTTGCAAAATTACGTTATTTTTCTCGAAATCGCCGTCTGTCGGCTTCAAATGTTTTCATAGGGCAAGTTATTATCCCCGCTCCCGTTCGCCTGAATTTGGGCGGTTTCTGCGTGTCGTCGCCTGTTCCTCCTGAAACGCCTCTGTAAGCCGAACGGAAACAGGGCAAAATCGAGGTAGGTCTGACAACCTGATTACAATACAATCGCAAATACCCCAAATTCGCCCCGTTTTAGCCCCGCTGTCGCCTTTTCTTTCGTCGAGCGAGGGTTTTATTATCCCAACACTCAAAACGGCTCAAATCGGCTTATTTTGGCTCTTACTCCGCAGGGGTTCACGAGTGATTTTACATTTCGCCCCCTCGTAGGGAGTTCCACCTGATACGCCGATATTCCAAAGGCGTGTAACCTTGCAGCCCACCTGAACAGGCGTGAACTCCTCATATATCGCCGACAGGGAGGTAAAGAAAAACTCCGTGCGGTCGTCGTCCTGAATGGGCGGCTCATTGAAAGCCACCCGATAAATATGCTCTTTCTTCATTTCATCTAATTTGTTTCAAAATAAGTTCAACTGTACAGGGCGTTTCCCGTGTTTTTCGATTGTTCTTGCATACCGAGGGCATTTGTCTTTATAGGCGCAGTTCCCCGCTTTAGCTTCGACAAATCGTTGGTGCCAAAAATCACCGTCGCCGTTTTCTTCATCTGTAAGGAAGCGAACCAAGTCCATACAGAACCACCCTTTATCCTGTTGCCTGTTCTCGCCTGTAATTTCGACGAGCCCGTTTCCTTTCGGTGTCCCCATAATCAGCCCTCCAACAGTTTGTGGTAAGTGTTATCGCTCATAGCCTCACGCATTTTCAATACACGACGCAAGCGGGCTATGTCTTCCTCTGTCAGTTCCTCGTCTTCCCCTTTGTAGTTTCGTTCTTCGTCGAAATACAGGTTGTGTTTCCCGATGTACGCACTCATAAACGACCGCTCGAACTCCTCCAACTCACGTTTGTAGTTCTCCTTATGCCACCCGAACAGGCTTGAAACCTCGGCATATTGCAGGGCTGTCAGTTCAACTTTTATCGACGACCGTGTAGGCTTCCAATACCCCATATCGGTTGTATCACAGACCGCCGACAGGCAGCGGATAAACAAGTTCATCATTTCCTTTGCCCGTCCTATCTCGAACGTGTATCGGTGTTTGGTTTCGATATCCAAGATGTCTTCAATCTTCAACCCGTACTGTTCGCAGATTCTTTCGATTGCTCGGCGGGCGTTTTCAGCCTCGCCCCTGTAACCCTGCTCGGCAAGAGCCTGTAATTTGCGGAGCTTCTTTTTCAAGCTCTCGTATTGTTCGCTGCTTACTGTTGTCATAATCCTGCCTCCTCACGCTTACGGTTTACAACTGTCGAAGATTTCAGGCTGAAATCCCAATCCTTGATACACTCGTCGAGCGGCTGAACGTTCCCGAGGTGTGCGGCGATATATTTTTCCGCAGCCTCCTCCGCCTCCTGTCTGTTGTTTGCCCTGATGATTACCTGTCCGTCAAATACGAACTTTGCTCTGATTTTGAAATTCTTTTTTGCCATAGTTTTTTGATTTTTGCCCCTGAACAGGGGGCGATTTTATACGAGCTTAATTTATTAAGCGATATTTATTCTCTTTTCTTCTATTCTATTCTCTTCTCTTATAGTTATTCCGTTGTTATTAACATCGTATAACACCGCTATAACATTGTTATAGAATTGTTATAGAAGTCTTACGATTTTAGCGGCTGTTTCGTCGCCCCATATCCGCCTGATTATCTTGAACGGTTCAGCGTCCCCGTCCCACGAAATCATACTCTCGTGATTGTTGTACTCATAGAAGTAAACCTCCTGCGGGTCGCATTCCTGTTTGATACGCTTGTCGATTTCATCATAGGCGGCGAAGAACTTATCAACCCCGTCACGTGTGCCGTACATACCCGCTCCGACGCTGACGAGCTTCTCCCCCTCTTTCAATGGGCGTATCTTCTTCAATCCCTCGGCGAACTGTTGGTTACTGAAAGCGAAGAAACAGTCATAGCGGTAACAGTCCTGTTTCGACTTCTCCTCCTGCAGCTCCCTGTAACGGTTGATTGTCTTGGCGTTGTGCATAACCACGCAACCGTCATACTCGCTGAAATCACGGCTATACTGCAAGCCGCTTGGCAATGTCTTGATGTTGTCTGCCATATTGTGGAAAGTTATGCCCGCCACTCACGCTGTTTTCAAGCCGAATGGCGGGCGATTGTCTTTTATGCGTGTAATTTAACCCTGTTCATCAATGAACCTGAAATTTCGTGTAGTTCACGGCTTCTTTCAGGCGTAAGCTCTCGGGCGTGTGCTGTGATAGCCTGTGTCAGCTTCCAAAGGGTGGCTGCTCCCTGAACGCCGTCCTCGGGGTCGTTCCTCATCAGGATTTTCTGAACTTCCTGTCCCTCCTGTTTCAGCAGGTGTCCGTTCTTCGTGAGGTTGTTCAACTCACGGTCGAGGTCAACTTCCATTTCGCTTGCCCCCTGTATCTCGTAGGCTTTCTGCATGAGCGTGTCACGGCTGAACAGTCCCGATGTCAAGTCCCTAACGGCTGATACGGTTGTCTTCGTGTCAAGCTCGTAGGTTTCCTGTGATAGTCGGAGGTTGTCAGGGAGCTTCGAACCGAGGTGTACCTGCTTCATAACGCTCTCTCGAACCATACCATTGAGGCAAGCCCCGTTCAACAGGAACGAACGCATATCAACTGCTCCGTCGCCGTAGTCCGAGGTGCTGAATCGTGCCCCTGCGAAGATTATCACATCGCCGTTCTTGGCTGTCGGGATAACAAGCGGCTGCGGGAGTATCGTTTCCGCCCATACTTTCGTGTCGTTCATATAAGCGTCCGAGATAACCGCCCCCTGCTGTGCGGCTTCCTGAACAAAGGCGGTCAGGATTTCAACGCTGTTCAGGCGGCGGTAGCTGTCGCTTAAAACACCTCTTACCTGTGTGCCGACGGTTCTCACGAGAACACGGCTTCGCTGCGTCCAACCGCTGTGCTCGTTCAACATTGTAGCAGCGAGGGCTATCTGCCATTCAGCCCCTCCCGCAAGTGTGCGGAGGTAACGCTGCGGAATACCCATACGGTCGGCGAGCTGTCCGATTGCATTTGCGTGGAGCGAGAACTGTCCGTCGGGCATATTCATCTTCAAGCCCTCGTCGCCGTTGAACGTGATAACAGGCGTGTGGTCGTTTCGCTTCAATTCAACGCCGAGGGGTGCGATATAGTCCTGTGCTATCTTTCCCTCGTTGATAAGGCGTTCCATTGTTGCCTGTACTCCGACGGCTTTACCGTCAATCATTCTCTGAACTTTGTTCATCACTACTTCGTTCAAGCCCTCTTGGTGGCTCATTGTTGCTTGCTGTGTCATAATTGAAAAACTGTTATTGGGTTAAAAACTGATTGAATTCAATAGATACTCCTGTGCCTCCTCATACAGGGCGGCGGGTGTCAGGTTGTCCGAGCTTGGTTCAAATCCTGATAGATATGCTGCTTCGATGATCTGTGCCATAGGTTATTCGATTATGCGGTAAGACTTCGGGGTTATATTCTCGCCTCGCAGAAAATCCAAGTCATCGTCGATTGCGTCCTGTGGGTCGATACAGCCCTCGTCAATCTCATAAACCACTGTGCAGGTGTAGTCCTGTGCTGATGTGCTCATTGTCAAATCTGTGATAGCTGAATCCATAAGCATTTTCACAAACGGGTGAGCGTCGAAAACTTCGTTAAAAACGAATTCAAGTTTCGTAATCTTGCTATACATATCGCTGTCATTTATTGGTTATTACTTGTTGTAGAAACTGAATTTGATACCCCTGCGGAGCTTGCATACACAAACGTCCTCCATACAGTTGGCTGCTCTGTCAAGAAACTTATTCAACATTTCAATGCCGATAAGGTCAATCGCTCCCGATACGCCAACGAGTTTGTGGATTTTGTTACCGTTGTTATCGATACCTGAAACCTTAATGCGGTAGTTGCGGTTGATTTCGGCTGTTGTGTAGTTCAATGCTGTTGCTTTCATCTTTCTGTTATTTTTGGGTTATCAAAGTGTTTACCTCATAAATACGGTGCAAATATAAGTGAACTATTTTGCTAATAACAAATTTTTCTCCGAGTATTTTTAACTGCTCGGTTAATTTTCTTTGATTTTCCGACTATTCGCCTTGAATACCTGTAAACTGTTCAGAATAAAATTTATCGTAAAATTTCCGATTATATTATAATCACATTTGAAAAATATCCATTACTTTTGTGGCATTAAACCAAACAGTTTACGATTATCGATATGAAAAAAACAATTTTGGATGCGCTGAAAGCCAAGTTTGTGGGGGTCAGCGAAGCGATTTTAGACAGGGTAGCCACAAAGTTGGCAAGAACTGTAGTTACAGCCGAACAGGTTGCAACCGCTGTTGAGGGGGTAACCATTCAGCAGGTCATTGAGAGCTACGGCGACAGCCGAGCAACCGAAGCCCAACAGACAGCCGTACACACATACGAAACGAAGTACGGTTTGAAAGACGGGCAGAAAATTGACGGGGGTGGCAGCGGACAGCAGACCACTACGACAACCGTGCAGACTGAAACACAGCCCGCAGCAGGGGGTGACATCGCAGCACAGATTGCAGCAGCCGTTTCGGCAGCAGTAAAACCGCTGACAGATGAAATCGCCGCACTCAAAACGGGTCGTGTCACAGAAACCCGCAGACAGCAACTTAATGCAGTAATCGGGAAATTGACCGATGAGAACGTCCGCAAGGCTTATGAACGCACACCGATTGAGAACCTTTCAGACGAGGAGTTCACAACACTACTTGGCGAGGTATCGACAGAGGTTGAGGGCATTTGTTCTGCGACAGCTGCCAAAGGGGCTGTATTCGGAAAACCCGCCGCACAAAGCGGTTCAAATCAAGGGGGCGCACTGACCAAAGAACAGGAGGAGGCAATCGCACACCGTGAGAACACTCCGTCTTCGGGAGGTCAGCCGTTCTAATGTTTCACAATCTAACATCAAAAGAAAATGGGAATGACAGTATCAAGACGCAAGGACAGCAACGTTCCTCGTGTCATTATGCACAAAGTCGCTGACATTCGAGGTGGTGTTTCTGTACACTCTGCCGAGCTTGGCGGCGATTTTCTGAACGAGGGTTCAGTATTGAGCGCACCGATTAACGGTATTTGTCACGTCGTAAAGGTTGCCGTCGTTGTGGCTGATGTAGCCGAAGCCGACAAGGTTATCAAGGTGAAGAAAGGACACAACTTCAAGGTAGGCGACTTCGTTATGGTAAACGTTGGCGGTAAGGCTTATGCCGTTACAGCAATCAACGACACCAACAAGTCCTACGACGAAATCACAATCGGCACGGCTCTCGGTGTAATCAAGTCAGGCGGTTTCATTGTCGAGGCGGCTGCGGAATCATCTGCAAGCACTTCTGCATTGAAGTACACTCCGCTATCAATCGTCGGCACAGGTAAGCCTGTCGCAAAGGGACAGAACATCGACACCGACGCTTGGGTTATCGGCGTTACCAAGGGCAATCCTCTGCCTGAGTGTGTGGCAAAGTATCTAACAGGTATCATCAACTACTAATCTGACGAATTATGGCAACTATTGTAAATACGCTAATTCAGGGATTGAGTCAGCAAATGGTGCAGTCACGTCTGAACACCGCTGACGCAAATCCGTTCCTTTTCGGCAAGCATTTCCCTGTCAAAAAGGTAAATGGCTTCATTTGGCGAACATTGCAGAACCAACTCGGAAAGGCTAACGTAGCCGCCGACCTGCACACCGACAACGGTACGATTATCCGTAAGCGTCGTCCTATCTTCGAGAGCGCAAAGGGTGATATTCCTTTCATCAGCATTAGCCGTGAACTTTCACGCTCTGAAATCAAGGATTATCAGACTGCCCTCGCTTTCGCACAGGACGACGACGCAACGAAGCTCGTACAGTATTGGGGCGAAGACGTGGACTTCTGCTTCAACGGTGTTCAGTCAGAGTTGGAGTACATCGCTTGGAAGCTCGCTTCAAATGCGGGTAAGTTGTCTTTCACAACTACCAACAACGCAACCTACGCAAACGAGTTTGACTTGGACTACGACGTGTACGACGAGTTGAAACAGGCAACCACTACCGATTGGGCTAACGCAAGTTCAGCCGACGTAATCGGTGACTTGGCAAAACTCGTGAAGTATGCCAAGGATAACAAGCTCAATCCGAAATTCGCTTTCGTGAACCTCGACGAGCTCTACAAGATTTGTTCTTCTGAACAGGTTATCAAGGCGTGTGCTTCTTACCTCGCTAACGCTGTTGGTATGGCACAAACACCTGACCTGACAGCCGTAAATGCTATGCTTGCAAAACAGGCTTGGCTCAACGGTATTCAGTTGCGTGTTATCGACCAAACTATCACTCGTGAGTTCACAGACGGTACATCGACTTCGGGCAACCCGTTCGAGAACAGCCGCCTGATCCTCTCCGAGACAGAGCGTTTGGGTACTACACAGTACGACATCCTGCAGGAGAACAACGACACCATTATCCGTGCCGAGCGTGCTCATACCGTTATCAAGAAGTACGGTACAGCCGAGCCGCAGAGCGAAGTTACAATCGGACAGGCAGACGCAGTTCCTGTGTTCGACACAGCTTACCGCAACCTGTATGTCAAGACCGACGCTAAGGCGTGGGAGTAAAAACTGACGGATTATGGCAGCGACAGTTCTTGAAAGCCTGAAAGCGGTAAACGCATACCCGATTCCGCTCCGTACTCTCTTGGAGACTATCGAGCGTCGGGGGCTGCTGCAAACCGAAGAAGCTACACAGGAGGTCTTGCGTGGGGCGAAATACAACCTCGCCCTCGCAGACCTGCTTCTGTGGCTCTCGTTCGCTCCTGACATTTCACAGGGCGGGCAGTCGTTCTCTTTCACAGACGAACAGCGTGTACAGCTCCGTAACCGAGCCAAACAACTGCAACAGCAGTATTTGTCGGCACAGGAAGCGGAACAGAATAAACCTATTTACGGATACAAGGGTAACAGACTATGATAATCGCTAACGGAACAATCGAGGTCAAGAGCAAGACGGGCGGCGGGCTGAACAAAAAGGGCTACCCGCAGAAAGCCGAAGCGACGTGGGGAGAGCCTATCCCCTGTCAGTATATCCCCAACAAGCATAACAAGCTCGGGGTCGTGAACGGCGAACACTTCACTGTCGCACAGTACACGGTACTGATTGAGGAACAGGAGTTCAACGCAGAGCAAATCAGGCTCAAAGACCGTACAGGGAAAGACCTCGGAGAGTTCTCGATAATGTCGGTTGAACCTTTGGAGGCGGTCTGTGAAATCAGGCTGCTTATCTGATAAACGTTTTTAGCCCGAATGGCGGGTTTTCTTTTCAAACTCATAAAAACATACGAGAGCGAAAAGAAAACGCAAAATACGGGAGATTCGAGAAAAATAACGATATGGGAATAAGACAGGTTACCACAGAAGCCGAAATCAACGGCTACATCGAAAGCAAGTTGGAGATATGGCGAAAGCTCATCATCAGAAACTTTGCCTACGTCGGGGAACAGGTTCTTAATACCGCCCGTTCGACTGATTCATACAAAGACCAAACGGGAAACCTCCGTAGCAGTCTTGGTTACATAATCGTGGAGGACGGACAGGTCGTGCAAATCTCGAGTTTTGAAACAGTGAAACAGGGTCACGAGGGTTCAAAGGCGGGTGCTGAATACGCAAAGCAGCTCGCCCGAGAATACCCGACAGGAATAGTCCTCATAGTAGTTGCGGGTATGAACTACGCAGCCTATGTTTCTGCAAAGGGTTATGACGTTCAGGATAGTGCGGAACTCCTCGCTGACAGGTTAGTTCCTCAAATGTTGAAACAACTCGGATTGAAGTAATTATGAAGAAGACATCAAAACAGGTACAGACGGATATCATCGACCTGCTCCGAAACAGCGAACTCGCCTCGGAGGTTACAGGTGAGATTTACCGCAAGGGTTATCGCCCCCGTGACAGCCGAAAGGAAGACATCATAGTGATATTCACGACGGGACTTCCTGACGAGATACAAACGGGCGTGGTAACTGTCAATATCTACCTCCCTGACATCGACCCTTACAGCAACGGGGTTCAAGTCGAGGACGGGGAACGTGCCGAAGCTCTCGAAGCTCTTGCACAGCGTTGGGTGGATAGCCTGTCAGGTAGCGGAACTAATTACCTGTTTGAGTTGCAACAGACGATCTATACCGAAGCCGAGCCCGAAATCAATCAGCATTTCGTCGTCGTGAAGCTTCGATACAGGTTATATGAGTAGTAATCAAGTAATAACATAAAAATTTAGGAAGTTATGATTTTATCTTGGGGCAAGTGCGCCATTAAGCACGCAGTATCAACTGACGGGGCACCCGCCGAATCTTGGCAGGAGATTGACACCCCGAAGCAGGACACCACCAAACTAACCCCTACCGCAGGTGCGGAAACGCTTGCGACTGAGGAGGGTGGCGAAGTTGTGGACGCTCGTTACGGTAAAACCACCTATACGTTCGAGTTTGACCTTTTCGTAAAGAAAGGCAAGACACGTCCGTTTGAAGATAATGACGGTCTGATTTCAGGCGAACACGCTTTCCGTGTAACACCTCTCGAGGACACCGATTGCGAGGGTATTCAGATTGACCGCAGCGTTGTTCGTTGCGAGGAGCGATACTCTACCGCAGAAGGTAAGATGTTGCACTATGTTGCGAAGTGCTTGAAACCGAAGACAGGTAAGACCGTGAAACCTTATACAGAGGGTCAGGGTTCGTAACCGACACCATTTTGTTGCTGCCGTTGACGGTCGGTCAATACCGTTTGACGAGTGGAAAGACACCCTTTTCGGTTGGCAGGAGAAAACCGACATACAGCGGGGTAGAGCAGCGGTAGCTCATTGGGCTCATATCCCAAAGGTCGAGGGTTCGATTCCCTCCCCCGCAACTCATTACAGAAATATGACAGTATGGAAGCAACAGTAGAAAAAAAGGTCGCACAGGCTGTCTTACAGCAGCCCGAAGACATCAAGGTCGGCGACAAGATATACAAGTTTTATCCGCCAAGCACGGCGACGTTGATACTCGCTTCGGAGGCTATTTCCCAACTCCCGCAGTTGAAGCTCGATGAGAAAAGACTTGCAGAGGAAAGTTTATACGCAGCGAAAGAATGCCAAAAATTGGGCGAAATCGTTGCGATTTTTTTGCTTGGTGCAAAACACCTCACGGAAACAGTGAAAGCCCCGCAGACGAAAGAAAAACGCCTGTTTTGGGGGCTTTTGCGTTTTAATAAGACCGTCGAAGTGGAAACAGTTATCGACCGTAAAGCGGAACTCGCCCGTCAGCTTCTCGAAGACCTGACACCCCGACAGCTCTACACGTTAGCGGGACAACTCCTACAACGTATGCAGTTGGCTGATTTTTTCGGTCTTACCACTTTCCTGATAGAGATAAACCTGCTGCGACAGACGAAAGTGGAAGAAACGACAGCATTTGGGCAGTAATCGCAGGTACTGTCAAGGCTTACAACCTCCCCATTGATTACGTCCTGTACGAAATGAGTTACGTCAATCTGATTATGTACGGGGCTGTTCTCCCGAGTTACAAGAAGCCGAAAGATTCGGCGGAGGGAAAAAAGGACGAGGAAATTGTACGAGCCGACGACCCTGCCAACAGGGAGCGAGTAAGGAAATTTTTAGATTCAATCGAATAACAATGACTATCAATGAGCAAAGCAGATAACGGAAGACTACATTTCGCCACAGGTATTGACAATTCAACCCTGCAAGCGGACGCAGCCCAATCAAGAAACATTTTGCAGAGTATCGGCAAAACGGCGGTACAGGAGGGCAACAACATCGACGCAGCGTTTAGCCGTGTCGGGAAAACTATTGCGGGTGTGTTCACTATACAACAGGCGGCGGCATTTGCCAAACAGGTGGTCAATGTCAGGGGCGAGATTGAAAGCCTCGAAAAGTCGTTTGAAATCCTTGCAGGTAAGACACAGGGCAGGAAGCTGTTCGGCGACATCAAGGATTTTGCCGTAACAACTCCTATGGCTATGGGTGACCTCGCCAAAGGTGCTCAAACACTCCTCTCGTTCAATGTCGAGGCACAGAACGTTATGCCTATACTCCGAGCTATCGGAGATATTGCAATGGGTGACGCACAGAAATTCAATTCTCTTGTGCTTGCTTTCTCACAGATGCAATCGACGGGCAAACTTATGGGACAGGACTTGCTGCAGATGATTAACGCAGGTTTCAACCCACTGTCGGTTATCAGTGAACAAACGGGCAAGTCTATCGGTACGCTCAAAGAGGAAATGGCTGCGGGTTCAATCTCTGCCGAAATGATTACCAAAGCATTTATGGACGCAACCTCGGAGGGCGGAAAGTTCAACGGTATGCTCGAAGCGCAGAGCAAGGGCATAAAGGGTTCTATCTCAAACTTGGAGGGAGCTATCGAAGATATGTTCAACAAGATTGGCGAGAACTCGGAGGGTGTCATTACAGGCTCAATACAGGCGGCAACGGAACTCGTGAACAGCTACGAAAAGGTCGGTGAGATTATCGGCGAACTCGTTGTTACTTATGGCGTGTACAAAGCCGCCCTCATTACACTGACAGCCACAAAATCGGTTGCAACCTCTGTAAACGCAGGTTGGACGGCTTCCGAGCTGTTACATTACAATGCCCTGTTGCTCGTTGAGAAAGCACAGAAGCTTCTCAATGCGACAATCCTTAAAAACCCGTATGTACTTGCCGCTGCCGCCGTCGCTGCATTGGCTTATGGAATATACAAGCTCGTGACCTATCAGACTGACGCTGAAAAGGCACAAGCGAAACTCAACGAAACGACTGAAAAGTTCAACAAGGAGGTAGCGTCTGAACGTGTTCAGATTGACAGCCTCTTTGCCCGTTTGAAAGCAGCCAAGGAGGGCACGGACGAGTACAAGTCAGCCAAACAGGCTATCCTCAATCAGTACGGCGATTATCTGAAAGGGTTGAGCAAGGAGGTTCAGTCGTTACAGGACGTTGAGGGAGCGTATAAGGCTGTTACTGCTGCTGCCAGGGAAGCCGCCAAAGCCCGAGCGTTGGAAGCTGCTACAAAGGACGCAGCCGATACCTACGCCGAGAAAGAAGCCGACGCAAAAGAGGAGATAATGGAACTTTTGAACGATAAGTTCAAAGGACAGACAGGGGCAGACGGAATTAGCCTTGCCGAAACTTATTATTGGAAGATTGTTCCCGTCTTGGAGGGCAAACAGGAAATGACTGCCGAGGTACAGGGGATAATCAACCAATTCGAGCGTACAGGCTATTATGGAGGCGGTATGTTTGGAGGCGGCGGCTCATATCAGTACAACCCTATGCAAAACCAAATCACAGCCGCCCAACGTGCAAGGGGTATTTTTGACAATACTATGGCAGAAGCTAACCGCCTGTATGGAGGCAACCCGCAAGCGGGAAGCGGAACAGAGGACGGCGGCAAGCCTACCGAAGTTGTGAAGAACAAAAAGTATTGGGAGGACTACAAGAAAGAGCAGCAGGGATTGTTGGACGCTATGACAGCTGCACAGTTGCAGACCGAGGAAGCGAAGAAAATCCGTGCTAACATTGCCGAGGCTCAAAAGCAGATTGACGCTTACAACGTTACAAAGGGCACGACAGCCGCCAATCGTGAGCAGAAAGAGGAGAACACCATTGCCGTTCAAACAGCCGAGAGAAACGAGAAAATCAGGCAATACGGGGAAGATGTCGCACGTGAGGCACGACAGGCTGAACTCGACATCGAGCAAGCCCGTATTGACGGTATGCAGGAGGGCTTGGAAAAGGAACTCGCACAGAACGAACTCAACTATAAACGCCTGACCGAAGCAAACCTCCGTCGTCAGGAAGAAATGGTTGAAGCCCTACGGGATAAAAAGCAGCTTGAATGGGAGAACGCCAACCCGAAAGCAAAGGAGCAGGGACTGTCGTTTGACCGTTCCTCTGTTACCGCAGCCGACCTCTCGTCAGAGCAGCTTCAAATCATCAGGGAATACGAGCGAATTGCGAGCGATATACGAGCGAAAGCCAATAAAGACAGCCTCGATAAAGCCCTGTCGGAGTTTATGACCTACGAGCAAAAACGTACGGAAATCACAGAAGATTACGAGCGTAAACGCAAGGCTCTGTATGTGGACGGCGACAAAAGCAAGGGACTTCGTGAGGGCGTAACACAGGGTAATATCGACGAGCTGAACACACAGGAGCAAAACGCCCTGACAGCCATTGACGAACAGTTCGCACAGCGTGAGGCAAGTTATCAGGCGTGGTGCGAAGCAATTGCCAACCTATCGTTGCAACAGCTTCAAGGAGTTCTCGAACAGGCTGAAAAGGAATTGAAGAAGCTCGAAGAATCAGGGACAGCCGACGGAAAGCAGATAGCCGTTGCCCGAGCAAAAGTAGCCACCGCAAAGAGCAAGGTCGAAAAAGCGAACGCACAGAACGACGTTGCCCCCAACAAACGGAGTATCGAACAGTGGAACGACCTACGGGAATCATTGGACGACTGCTGCAAGTCGTTTGATGAAATCGGGGACGCTGTCGGAGGTGTTGCGGGTGAAATCATTTCCACCACAGGCAACATTATGGCTTCTACCCTGTCAATGATAAACGGCATTGTTCAGCTCGTGAATATGTCTGCAACAGGTATGCAGGGAACTGCCACAGCTGCCTCCACAGCGATTTCAACTGTCGAGAAAGCCTCTGTGATTTTGGCGGTCATTTCGGCGGCTATGCAGATTGCCATGCAGATTATCAACCTGTTCAACAACGACGACAAGAAACAGGAAGAAATCGAAGCCCTGCAAGACCGTATCGACCAACTTCAATGGGAACTCGACAATGCCGACGCTGTCCGTTTGCAGAACAACAGTTTCAAGGCTATGGATATGCTCCGCAAGGCAACCGCCGAGGCTCGTCAGGAATTGGTTACGCTTCATTACAGAATGAACAACATATCAGGCGTATGGGGAACACTGTTCAGTACACTGTCGAACAATAACCAACTGCTCCAACAGTCAGCCGAAAAGGTGGCAAAGGCTTACGCCAATATCGCCTACACAGCAGACAAGGCTATCGGAGGAGCGAAATACAGTGACGCTAAATCACAGTTGGAGAACATCGCCAAACAGCAGCTCCTCATTCAGGAACAGATCAGGAACGAGGAGGACAAAAAGAAAACCGACCACGGGAAGATTGAAGAATGGGAACAGCAGATACAGGAACTCGGAGAACAGGCTGTTACCATTATCAACGAAATGGTAGAGGATATTATCGGCGGTTCATCGGAGGACATCGCAAAGGAACTCGGGGACGCTTTCTTCGAGGCTTTCAAGAATGGCGAGGACTACGCCGAGGCTTGGGGCGACAAGGTAAAGGATATCGTAGCGGACGTTATGCAGCGTATGCTCGTGAGCAAATTCCTTGAAGAACCTCTCGGAGAAATCTTCAACAAGTACAAGGAAAAATGGTTCAAGGACGGGCAGTTTGTGGGGCTTGACGCTGTTATCAATTCGATGTCAGGTTTTGCAGCAGACCTGAACTCTGTCGGCGAGGATTTCGCTGTGATTTGGGAGAGCCTACCTGACAGCGTGAAGAATATGTTCACAACGACAGCCGCTTCACGTGAAGCCTCACAGGAGGGAATAGCCACAGCCTCGCAGGAAAGCGTGGACGAGTTGAACGGTCGAGCAACAGCGATACAGGGACACACCTACTCAATCAGCGAGAACACAAAGCAGTTGGTAGCAACAGCGGCGGGAATCCTTGAAAGTGTCCTCAATATCGAAATGCACACGGAACGTATATCCGCTCGTATGGAAAAGGTCGAGGAGAATATCCGTGACGTGAAATCGACTGTGGAAGATATTGTAATCAAAGGAATTAAAATACAGTAACGATATGGAATCGGTTATAAAGAACATCTACGCCCAAGCCAAGCTGTTAGGCTGTTGTCCTCTGTTCAAAGGAACGGAGGACTTACAGGGCATTATACGCCTGTTTACGACGACACAGGGATTGGAGTTTTGTATGACACACCATTTCCCGAATATCGCCACGCTCCGCCTGTTCAAGAAGCACAACGTCGAGCGTTACGGAATATACATCGACGCAGGGGCTATCACTCTCAACAACCCGAAACGAGCAATCCTTATTGGTCGGACGAGTGCGACAATCAACTGTTCGGAACTCGAACGTCACGAGATTGTGCTGCTTCACGGAGCGAGGGCGAACATCAATGCGTCGAAATGGTCTGTCGTGTTCGTGAAAGCGGAACAGGGCTGTGCCTATTTGAAGAACACCTCTGAAAATGCTCTGATATTATGAAGACAGGTGCTCTATATGTGGACGGTTACGACGTGTACAAACAGTTCGGTATGTACGTCGTCGAGGGGGGCTATAATGAGCTTGTAGCCTTTCCCCCGTTGAAAGATGTCGAAAAGAACGATTGGCAGGAGGAGGACGGTATTGAAGCTGACCTGTCAGCCCCCGTTCTGAACACTCGTGAGGTGTCAATAAAGTTCGCTATTTCGGGCTTGTATTCCTCCCTGTTCGATTTTCTCGACGTTCTCTCTGACGGGGCTTACCATACATTCAGTTGTGCGGAAATCGGGCGTGTTTACAGGCTTCGCCTCACACAGCAGCCGAACCTGAAAGCCATTAAGATACTCGGGCAAGCGACATTGAAGTTTGCCGACGACTTCCCGCTTGACGGATATAGCTACAAAGCTCCGTACAGTTCCGTGATGTACTCCGCCGACTACACTTTTGACGGGTTGCCTTTCACGAGCTACGGGTTGCGTATCCTTACGGGAAGCTATGACGAAATTGTGCGTTCGGCGGTTGTGAAAACGAACCTGTTGCGAAATATCCCCACACAGAAAGGTGTAGAGTATGACGCAAAGCAGGTAACCTACAAGAGCAAGGACGTGAAGCTGTACTGCCTGATGAGAGCTGAAACGCTCGATGAGTTGTGGCGGAACTACGACGCTTTCCTGTATGATCTGATTCGTCCGAATGAACGGACGCTGTGGGTTGATGATTTGGAACGTGAGTTTCTGTTCCATTACAAGAGCTGTCAGGTAACGAAGTTCTGTCCGACCGACAGGATATGGCTACAGTTCACGCTCACAGTTACATTCACGCAGGATTTTCGTATC